GACTCCCGCCCTGCACGCCTCATTCCCGGTTGTCGATCTCCTCCCGCTGGCGAGTCCGCTCCTGTGCGCGCTGCCGCTGCCACTCCGCCCACAACTCCTTGCGGTGGGCGGAGGTCTGCGGCCATACAGCGCGGAGGATGCCGCGCAAGCCGAAGAAGACGATTCCGAGAACGGCGACAGCCAAGAATGCCCCCCACGGGGCTGTGTCTGGCAGGGAAAACATGATCTGAACCTTCCGACCTTGCATGGTCGGCGGGTCACTCAGGCAGCTAGTTCGACGCTCCCCAGCGTGCTGCAGTCGTGCCCGCCCCGGTACGTGTTCACGGGGAAGGCGGAGTTCGGTCCCCTGGGAGCGACCTGGGGTGTGGTCTCGATGGGGACAGGCTTCCATGCCGGCGCATTCATTGCTGCGCTTTCGCCTAGCAGGCGGGAGAGCAGCAACAGGAGGACGCGAACTAGGAAGTGCAGAAGAACGGCAACGAGTTCAGCCAGCGCTGCGAGGAACTCCCGGGCTGCAGCCCGCCGCTCGTCTGCTGCGGAGGCCGCGCGCAGCCTTTCAACGGCTTTCGCGACCCGCGTCCGCGCGTCGTTTTTCGCTTGAGCAAGCTGAAGTTGCGTCAGGTCCCAGAAGCCTGATGGCTCTCGGAGCATGTCAAAGCATGTACCCTGCCGCGATCGCGACCTGAGGTAGTGCTTCAACTCCAGGTAGACGGTTGTCTCGCCGGACGAAAAGATCAAGTCTGCTTGCTGTTCGCCGCGATCGACCGTCAGGTGACGGTCGGCAAACGCCAATAGGAGCCTTGTCTCGAAGTCCATGTCACCCCCTCTCTGTGGTTTCTGCGCTCCATGATACCGGGCGCGCAAGTCAGCTGACGGGGTTTCGGGGGGCGGTCAGGCGGAGTCGGAGACTCCGGCGGCACTGTGCTCCTCCGGTTGCTGGACTGCTGGAAGCTCCGGAGCGGAGCGGGGGCGGCTCAGCTCGTCCCGCACCTGACGTACCGACCGGACTGCCTTGACGAACTTTCGGCTCAGTACTGGCACTTGATCAAGTGCGTGCCCAAGTACCCACACGGCGCCGCTGATGAACATCACGGCTGCTGCGGCCCATCCGACGGTTTCCATCCGGTTCCTGAACTCCCTCGTGGAGGGGTCGGACCGGGCACGGGCGCTCGATCCGACCCATGCGTAAACACGCAAAGCCGAACCGAGTTCGCCCCTGACGTGCTACGTCGTCCTTCAGTGAAGGTGCGTGGCGGATCAGAACTCGAAATGGATCTTGATTCTCAGTGGCATAACAGTTCGGTGATTAGCCGTCAGAACCAACACCGATTACCGGGGAACTGCCCCGAACTGAGCACTCTCACGATAGCACCCGGGAAGGGGGTTGTGATGGCTGGACGAGGTCCCGCCCCAAAGGACCCATCGAAGCGCCGCCGGCGCAACGCCGCGGAGCCTGAAACTGTGATCGTCCCTGACGATGAACTCCGCGGCCCTGAACTCCCGGACGGCGTTCTCGGCGTCAACACCAAGACCGGTGAGCTCACGGAGTGGCACCCCATGACGCGTGCGTGGTGGCAGACCTGGCGCGAGTCCGCGCAGGCGTCCACCTTCACTGACACCGACTGGGCGTTCCTCGTCGACACGGCCCTGATGCACCACTCCATGTGGGACAAGGGCCAGTGGACGCTAGCCGCTGAAGTGCGGCTGAGGGCAGCCAAATTCGGCGCTACGCCCGAGGACCGGGCGCGTCTGAAGCTCAAGGTCGACGATCCCGCGCCAGTCCGTCAGGCGCCCGTTCAGAGCACCGCGAATGTCTCAGACATCAACTCACGGCGAGCGAGGCTGACCGGCTAACCATCAGAGGGGGGCGACGATGCCGCATGTCACGGTTCGCGCCCCCGGACACGACCGCTCTCGCTCTCTGGGGTGGATGGCGGTTGCGTGGATGGAGTTCTTTGTCGTCCACGGCCCCGGCGACGTCCAGGGCGAACCGGTACGCCACGGGGACGAATACACGGGCTTCGTCGTGGACTGCTACGCGGTCGACGACGAGAAGGGCCGACTCCTCTACGACTCCGCTTTCTTCAGCCGCCCAAAGGGCTGCGACAAGTCCGGCTTGGGTGCGCGACTTGGCCTCTTTGAAGCCTTCGGCCCTTGCCGCTTCGACAGCTGGGCAGAGGGCGGGGAGGTCTACCGCGACCCGTGGGGGCTTGGCTTCGAGTACGTCTACGAGGCCGGCGAGCCGATGGGCCGACCGGTCCGCGTCCCGTACCTCCGCATCATGGCGACGGAGGAAGGGCAGACCGGGAACGTCTTCGACACGATCTACTTCAACTGCGTCGACGAGTCGTCGCGGCTCTCGCAAGTCCCGGGCGTGGACCCCGGTTTGACGCGTATCAACCTTCCTGACGGCGGAGAAATCACGCCGTCAACCGCTTCGTCCTCGTCGAAGGACGGCGGGAAGGAAACGTGGGTCTGCTTCGACGAGAGCCACCTCTACAACACGCCTGAACTGCGGCGCATGTACGCGACCGTCACGCGAAACCTCCGCAAACGGAAGAAGATCGCGCAGACGTGGTATCTCGAAACCACGACCATGTTCGCCCCTGGCCAGGACTCCGTAGCGGAACGCACCTACGAGGAAGCCGAAGCGATTCGCGAAGGGCGCAAGAAGCGCGGTCGCGCCCGTCTCCTCTACGACCACCGTTACGGCGTCGTCAAGGACTTGAAGAACGAGCTGGAGCTTCGCGCGGCCCTCCGTGACGCCTACGGCGACGCGATGGAGTGGATCGACGAAGACACGTTGGTCGACGACTTCTACGACCTTCGCAACGACTCCGCGGACGGGAAACGCTACTTCCTGAACAGCCGGACGTCCTCCTCCGATGCGTGGATGGATCCGGATGCGTGGGAGCTGTGCCGACGAGCTGAGGAGATAGCTGCGGGCGACCTCGTGACGCTGGGATTCGACGGATCCATCCGCGACGACGCTACGGCGCTTGCTGCCTGCCGCGTCTCCGACGGACATCTGCAGCTACTCGGAGTCTGGGAGCGCCCGGAGGGACCAGAGGGTGACGGCTGGCAAGTCGACCGCGAAGACGTCGACGCCGCTGTGTCGCGCGCGTTCGACCTCTACGAAGTCTGCGGCTTCTACGCCGACCCGCCGCACTGGCAGGACTACGTGGACCGCTGGACGGCTGACTTCGGCGAGAACCTCCAGGTGCGCGCCACACAGGCGCGTCCGCTGGAGTGGTGGACGAACCGCCCGACGGCCATGGAGCAGGCGCTAGACCGCTTCACGGAGGCCGTCGACGACAAGGCGCTGTCCTACGCCGGCACTGCGAAGGCTGACGACGAGGCGCCGTTCTCCCGACTGGGCGCCACGCTCACTCGCCACGTGCTGAACGCTAAGCGCCGCCCCATGGGCCGCAACCACATCGGCATTGGCAAGGAACACGCGAAGTCCCCGAAGAAGATCGACGCCGCCATGAGCGCCGCACTCGCTTACGAGTGCCGTGCTGACGCCGTTGCTGCAGGAATCACAAAGCGAAAGAAGAAGTCCGGCCGTCTCGTCGCCTTCTAAGGAGGTTCGTAAGTGCCTATCGATGCATCAAAGGTTGAGTCTCCTGGATGGTGGCTGCAGCGGCTGGGGGCGCAGCTCCTGGAGGAACGGGAGGACTCACGTCCTGACTGCGACGGAGAGGTGACTCCAGGGCTCAACACCCTGCGCCGGTACGCCGAAGGTCGCGCACCACTTCCACACGTTCCGGGAGTTGACCCGCTGGAGGTTGCAGCGTGGATGAAGGACGCACGCACCAACTGGACGTCGCTCGTCATAGATTCCCCGGCTGAGCGTATGGGCGTCGACGGCTTCCGCTTCGGCAAGGCCAAGACGGGTAAGTCCGCCAAGTCGGCCGACGAGGACGCTAACCGCATCTGGCAAGAGAACTCGATGGACGCGGATTCTGACCTCGTCCACTACGGCGCTCTGTCGCAGCGGAGAGCGTTCGTCCTCGTGGAGAAGGGCGACAACGGCCGACCGGTCCTGACCCACGAGACGCCCCGACAGGTGGCCGTAGAGCACACGCAGGGAAACCGTCGGAAGCTTGCCGCAGGGCTGAAGCTCTGGCGCGACGACTGGACTGGCCAGACGCGCGCGACTCTGTGGACTCCGCAGGAGATCCACGAGTTCGTGACGAAGTCGACTGCCCCTGTGTTCGCAGTCCGCGGCCATGCACTGCGCCAGTGGGATGCGCTGGTTCTGCCCAACGCGAGCGACGCCAGCCGTCGCAACGAGCTGGACATGGTCCCCTTCGTGCCCTTCATCAACCGGCGCAACCGCCGGCCGGAGGGCTTCGCGGAGCACGAGGACGTGATCAGCATTCAGAATCGGATCAACCTCTCTTTGATCAATCTCATAGCGGCCATGAAGTACGGCGCTTTCCGCCAGCGTTGGGCCGCGGGCCTGGAGGTCGACGAGGACCCCGTGACTGGGGCAAAGATCCAGCCGTTCCAGCTCGACATTCGGAAGCTCTGGACGACGGACGACCCCGACGTGAAGTTCGGCGAGTTCGCGGCAACGGACCTCGTCCCATATGTCCGCGCCGTGGAGGCTGCGGTCCAGGACTTGGCCGCGATTAGCCGGACGCCTCCGCACTACCTCATTGGCGCCGTGGTCAACGTGAGCGGCGACGCCCTGAAGGCCGCAGAGACGGGCCTAATCTCGAAGGTTCGCGACCGTCAGCGCAACTTCGGCGAGAGCTGGGAGCACGTGATGCGCCTGGCGTTCCGTGTGCTGGGCGACGAGACACGAGCCAACGCGTACGACGCTGAAACCGTCTGGCGTGACCCGGAGTCGCGCAGTATCAGCGAGCTTGCCGACGCTGCAGTGAAGAAGGCCAGTGCCGGCGTCCCATGGCGCCAGCGCATGGAAGACATGGGCTACACGCCTGCGGAGATCGACCGTATGGAGATCGACCGCGCGCAAGACGCCTTGAACGCGACGCCGACGAGCGACCCGCAGCCTGTATCTCTTCAGGCGAAGCGCGACGCGAAGCAGGATCCGCGGACTGTGATCGGACGTGAAGATGTCCTTGACGCGGCTTGACCGTCAGTACGGCGCCGCCTTCGGCAACGTCTGGGCGAGCGTACTGGGCCGTACTAGTCGCGCATGGACGGGACTTGGCTCCTACCGTGACGCCGACCTGGCCCGCTTTCAGCGGACGACGCTCCCCGTGATCATCGCTGGACAGCGTCAGATTGCGTCCCTGACTGCCACGTACCTAGAGCAGCTGTACCGAGACATCGCGGACGATCAGCCGCGCGTGAACCTGGACTTCGACACGGTGACCGGACGTGCGCTACGCGACGTTGACCCCGAAGAGGTGTACGCGCGGCCATTCCATGACGTCTGGACTGCGCTGTCACAGGGCGAGCCGATAGACGTCGCCACAGAGCGCGGTGCGAACCGCCTGGAGATCATCACCAAGACGGACATGCAGCTAGCGCGCACGCACACCGTGCGGGAAGTGGCCGATCAGCAGCCAGCCGTGGAGTACACGGTCAGGGAGCTGCAGGGCGAATACGACTGCGCGCTGTGCATGATCGCGTCGACTCAGCGCTACCACAAGAAGGATCTTGCGCCCATTCATCCTGGGTGTGACTGCCTCGTCAAGACGGTCAAGGCCAATTACGACCCTGGCCAGATCATCGACGAGGACCGGCTAGAGAAGATCCACGACGCGGTAGAGGCAGCGCTAGGAACCTTTGACCGCGGAGGACGCGCAGTCGACTATCGAAAGATCATCATCGCCCGCAATCACGGGGAAATCGGCCCCGTTCTGGGCTACCGGGGTCAGCGGTTCACGGGCCCTGACGACATCAATCTTCCGACCTGACGCCCGCCATGGGCCAACGACTCCCGACAGGGGAAACCACCATGCCTCGTCGCACTCTCGCGCGCCGTAATGCGCTGCTCACCTTCGCTGCTCAGCCCTGGAACCTCTTCGAAGACGACCCGAACGCGGGTGGTGGCGGGGGCGGAATCCCGAAGGTCAACGAGCACGGATTCCCGGACAACACTCCGACGGCCGACATGACTCCCGAGCATCAGGCCGCGTATTGGAAGCACCACGCGCGCAAGCACGAGCAGCGAGCCAACGCCGCTCCGGATGCTGCGGAGCTGGAGCGCCTCCGCGCTGCAGAGGCGGAGCTCACCACACGCAAGGCTGCTGAGCTGACCGACGCTGAGCGGCTCCAGGCGGAGAAGGACGCTGCGGAGGCGGCTCAACTCACCGCGGAGCGCGAGCGGGACGAGGCGCGTGCGGACGCACTGCGCGTCACCGTTGCCGCGGAGAAGGGCCTCACGCCGGCACAGGCGCGACGGCTCCAGGGCTCCACGAAGGAGGAGCTGGAGGCGGACGCGGACGACCTGTTGAAGGACTTCGCACCTTCTGGCTTCGGCACCCCACCACCTCCGCCGCGCGCTGGCGGACCTCGTGGGACCGACGTCGGGGGCGACACCAAGACCACGGCATCCGGCGCGGAGCTGTATCGCGCTCGCCACAACAAGACCTGACCCTCACAGGAGGACCCATGAATCTCGGCCTCATCACTGAGAGCTTCTCTCAGGACAAGCGCGATTGGCTCGCCGGCGACCACGGCACCGACATTGCGCTGAGCGTGTCGCTCGACGTCACCAAGTTCACGGCTGGCACGCACTACCCGGACGGCTACATCAAGAGCGGCATTCCGCTGGGCAAGATCACGACCGGCGGGAAGTTCGGCCCGTATGACGATGCAGCGAGCGACGGTCGTCAGACCCTCGTTGGTTTCCTCTTCACGGGCGTGGAGGTCGTCACCCGACGTGGAGCGACCCTGTCCAGCGCTGTCGGCTCGATGCTCGTCCACTGCGCGGTTCGGGAGTCCAAGCTTCCCGTTGCCGTCGACGCTGCGGGCAAGGTGGATCTCGCCTCCCGTGTCATCTTCATCTGAGAGGTAACCACCAACCATGCAGCTCATTGACGAGTACGCGACCCCGGCAGAGCTGACCGGGTACGCGCGGGCGGCGCTGGCCGACCGACCAGAAAACGCGTTCGCCCTGGACCAGTGGCTCCCCAATCGCACCATCAACGATCTCTCCTACCGGTTCACCCGTGGTGGAGGTGGCCTGACCGAAGCGGCCGTCTTCCGTGCGTACGACGCCAGCTCTGACGTCGGCACCCGACCGGGTGGCGCCCGCGTGAGCGGCGAACTGCCGCCCATCTCGCGCAAGATGAACGTCAGCGAGTACGAGCGCATCAAGCGCCGGAACATCGACACTCAGAACGCTGAGATCCGGGACGCCATGCTCGACGACGGCGTCCGCCTGGCTCGCCAGATCGAAGCCCGTATGGAGCTGGCGCGCGGTGAGGCGCTCTTCAGCGGCGCCGTGAACCTGAACGAGAACGGTGTTCAGGCGAGCGTGGACTTCGGTCGCAACGCCGCGCACAGTGTGACGGCCTCCACTCCGTGGAGCACTTACGCGACTGCCGACGCTTACGGCGACCTCTCGACGTGGCTCGACACGTACAACACCACGAACGGGCATCTCCCGGCGTACACCCTGATGTCCCGGACGATCTACAACGCCCTGCGGCGGAACGTGGGTCTGACGAAGCTGGCGAACCAGACCAACCCGCCAACGGTCCTGACCCGCGACCAGCTGAACACCGTTCTTGCGGACTTCGACATCCCGCCAGTGGTCATCTACGACGCGCAGGTGTCCGTCAGTGGGACCCCCACGCGGATCACTCCTGTGGACAAGATCCTCTTTCTGCCGGACTTCGGCGACGCCGTGGGTCAGACCCTTTGGGGTGTCCCTGTGGAGGCGGACGACCCGCGCTACGGCCTGGCTGGCGACGCTGCGGGCGTGGCCGTTGGTGCGTACAAGTCGGAGGACCCACAGACCGTGTGGACCCGCGCTACCGCAATCGCGCTCCCTGTCGTGGCGGCCCCTGACCTCACGTTCCAGGCTGACGTTCTCTAACCCGAAACGCGAGGCATTCACGCATGGCAACCCTGAAGACACACGTCCACGTGACGGACGCCGACGGCGTGGCCCACGTGTTCAGCCCCGCGGACGAGGTCCCGGAGTGGGCGCAGGCGCTCATTACCAACCCGAAGGCGTGGGCAGAGGCGCCGTCCGCAAGTCGACTTGCGGAACCAGTGCCTACGCCGCCAAAGAAGGCGCCCGCGAAGCGTGCGGCTCCTCGACGTAAGGCGGGCGGAACGGATGGCACTGTTCACGGCGTCTGAGCTCCGCGCCTTCGTTCCGCGGCTGACGGACGCCCAATGCGCGCTGGCGCTGGAGATGACAGCCGACGCCCTGGCGGGGGAGGTCGGGGGCCGGATCACTGACCCCCCGCAGCCTGGCGTCAAGGCCGTCGCCCTGGCGGTTGCCGCAAGAACCTTCACCAACCCTGCCGGCGTCCGCAGTGAGCAGGCAGGCGGGATGCTCACCTCATACGCCGACGCGCAGACGGGCGTAGCCCTCTCCGACGACGAGCGGCGCCGGCTGCGACGAGCGGTCGGCATGGCGTCGGGCGCTGGGTCTCTGAACATCGCGCCGGAGGACGTGGCGCCGCCTGTTACGTACTGGGGTGGCCCATGAGCCTCATAGCGTCGCTCATGGCGGAGACGATCACCATCAAGCGTCCCGGCACTCCCACGCGCGACTCCACGGGCACGAGGATCCCTGGTCCGCCCGTGCTGATCACCGTCAGCGGCTGTGCAGTGATGAGCCCCTACGGCGTGACCGTAGGGAGCTCGTCGGAGCTGCACGACGCCTCGACGACGGTGACCACTCGCCGCGTGCTCTTCGCCCCGCTGGGGACGGACGTGCGCGCGTCGGACCAGATCCTCCGCGGCTCCGAGACCTACGAGGTGATCGGGCGCCCGCTCGACTTCCCGCTGACGTCCCTGGCCCACATGGAGGCCGCACTCCAGGAGGTGACTGGCTGATGGCGTACCGCTCGAAGTACACGGGCCGATACTCCGGTATCGGCAAGATGCTGACGAGGCCCTGGCTCCAGGCGCCGTGTGTCGCTGCTGCGGAAAAGCTCATGTCCGCCGCACAGGCTGTGTCTCCGACGGGCGACCCGGAGGAGGACAAGCACCCGGGTCTCTACCGGGCCGGCTTCGAAGTCCGGGCGATCTACAAAAACGTTCCGTTTCACGGGAAGCCCCGCCAGCGTGCGAGCGCGCGGCTGATCAACACCGCAGGACACGCCTGGCGTGTGGAGCACGGAGACGGACGAGTCCCGCGCTACGCGCCTCTTCAGAAAGCCATCGACGCCGTGAAGGCGGCGCATAGTGGCGGCTGACATCGAGAGCGTTCTAGCCCCGTGGGCCGAAGCCACTTTCGGCGCCTTTGGCTGCGCAGAGACTCCGGCCGACCTGGAGGACGTCCTCCCCGTGATCCGCGTGGAGCGCGTCGGGGGAGCGGACGAGCGGTTCTCGATGCGTCCCCGTATCGCCGTCGACGTCTTCGCTGCCACGGCCGACGAGGCACGCACGCTTGCTGGCCATGTCCGTGATGCACTGCTGTTTCTCCGCGGACCTGTGGGCGCTGCTGTGATCCGCGATGTCCGATGCGACTCCGGGCCGTCGCGCCAGCCGTGGGCGAACGAGGCGATCCACCGACGTGGCGCCGCCTACACCGTGAGCCTTCGGGCCGCGTAACCCCCAAACCCTTTACCCGAATTGCTTCCGGCATTCGGGCCTCTCGTATGCCCTGGAGGCATCATGGCGGATACCCGCAATGCCGATCTCACTTTCGGCGCGACTGACTATCTCGTCTACGCGGCGCCCATCAACACGACTTCCCCGACGGCTTTTTCCGACCCGGCGACCCCGTGGGTGAATTTGGGCTGGGTCACCACGGAGGGCGGCCTCTTCAAGATCGAAGAGGAGTCGAAGGACGTTGAGGCGGCTGGCTCTCTGGAGCCAATCCGAACCCTCATGACGAAGAGCGTGAAGAGCCTTCAGGTCACCTTCCTGGAGGGGCTGAACCCTCTTGTCCGCGCCCTGTACGACAACGTCCCCATTGCCTCCCTGTCGCCAACCGCAGGCACCGTCACGTACGCCCTGCCCGACAAGCCGTCGGACCTGCGTTACGCGTTCGTCTTCGACACCGCTGACGGCGACAAGCGAAACCGCCTCTACATGCCGAACGGCAAGGTCACGGAGAGGGGCGACGAGCAGCCGCAGACGAGCGACGTCATGGCCGTTCAGATGACCTTCAAGTTCTACAAGGGTGCACTGAACGCCCCTGCAGTGAAGCGCTCCATTGACTACGGCGACGTGGACGTCAGTTCCTTCTTCCCCACGCCGTGAGTGACAAGCGGAGCCCTGTACCGCGCGGGTCCGGGGCTCCGCTTTCCATCGCACTTCGACCCGCGCAGCCATTCCCTGACTTAGGAGACCCGCGCGCATGACTGAGATCACCCCAGCTGAGGCCCAGGAGAACGAGGCCACCGAGGAGTTCGCGACCGTCCCGCTGGACGGCGTCGACCTCCGTATCAAGCCTGCCAACCACTGGCGCCCGTCGTACCTGCGCGCGCTTCGCGCTGGCGACTACGACGCGTGGGCGGCTGGTGTCCTCCACGAGGACGACGTTCAGGTGTTCCTCGACCTTGACCCCACCTTCGACGAGATCAACGCGTTCACCACTGCGGCCATGGAGTCCACGGGAGAGACCCCGGGAAAGTCTGGTGGACGCTCCAAGTCCTCGACTCGTGCGCGGAGGCGCTAGAAGCTGACTTGGCGTTCCGCGGTATCGACCTCCTGGACGTCTACCGCGGGCGCCTTTCACTTCGCCGGCTGCGGATCCTGATTCAGCATCTGCAGCCAGAGAGCGCGACGAAAACCGCGCTGCGCAACGAGGCGGAGGAACGCGCCCCGTCAACGCCCGGAGCTGAGTACCGCCCGGACAAAGCCGCATGGAGCGGCGTCGAAATGCTTCTTGCAAGCATCAAGGACGAAATAACGCTTAGCCGCAGTGTGGCCATTGCGGCAACTGGCGCTAAGCCGCCGGAATTCACACCGACTCCACGCCCCGGGATTCCCCCCAAGTCCGCAGCCCGATTGGGCCTGACGGACGAGCAGCGCCGCGCACTTGACCCGCGGCTGAGAAATCAGACGCAGGAGGCGTGATGGCAGATCTGGACATCGTCGGCAGTGCTGCCGTAGACGTCGTTCCCCTCGTGACCAACTTTCACAGTCGACTGAAGGCGGCTGTACTTCCGGCTGCGGACCGCGTCGGCCGTGAAGCTGGCGAGCGCATGGGCAACGAGATTTCGCGCAACATCGTCATCTCCATCCCCAGCGCTGTCACGCAGGGCGGTACCGCTGCTCAGCGTGCTGCCACGCGCCAGGGATCCGACGTAGGTGGAGCCTTCGCCGGATCCCTGCGCCGGCGGCTCGAAGCGGCGTTCAAGGCCATGCCGAAGCTCGATATCCGGCTGAGTGATACCGGAGTTGACGCGGAGCTGGCACGGCTGCGGGCGCGCATGGAGACGCTCAGCAACAAGCGCATCGGCGTGGACGTCGACGTGGCAGCTGCAGCCGCGGAAGTGAAGCGGATCGAAGCGGAGCTGAAGCGGCTGGGTGCCAACCACCCGAACGTAGCCGTCCGCGCAGACACGGCGACGGCTCGCGCAGCACTGGCGGAACTGCAGGCGGAAATTGCCGCAGTCGACGCACGTGAGCCACGGATCCGTGTCCACGCCGACACGGCGCAGGCAACGGGCGCGCTGCTGGCGCTCAGCATTCAGGCCGCCATCCTGACGGCTATCCCGCTGGGTCCCGCGCTGGCCGCTGGTCTGGGTGGCGTCGCTGCCATGGCGACGGCTGCAGGTGCCGGTCTGGGCGGTCTTGCCCTCGTCGCGATTCCCGCCATCAAGGGCGTTACGGAAGCGCTGCAGGCGAAGAAGGCTGCAGAGAAGGAGTCCGCGCAGGCGACGGACACGAGCGCGAAGAGCAACACGCAGGCGGCGCAGCACGCGCTACAGCTAGCGGGCGCTCAGTCCACCTTGGCCTCCGCCCACCGTCAGGCCGCGCAGTCCATCGCACAGGCGAACCGCCAGGTGGAGACGGCCGAACGAGGGGTCGCGCAGGCGGTCCAGCGGGCCGCGGACCAGCGCCGGCAGGCAGCTGACTCGGTGGAGCGCGCGGAGCGTTCGCTCTCCGACGCACAGCGCACCGCACGTCAGGCTGAGCTCGACCTCACGCAGGCGCGCGCTGACGCTGTAGCGCAACTGAAGGCGCTGAACGACAAGCTCACTGACGGCGCGCTCGATCAGCGCGCTGCGACGCTTCGCGTCCAGCAAGCACAAGAAGACCTGAACGCGGTTCTGGCCGACCCGATGGCCACCGACCTTCAGCGCGAAGCCGCACAGCTGACGTACGACCAAGCTGTCCAGGCCGCGAAAGAGCAGAAGCAGTCTTACGCCGACCTCCAGAAGGAGGCAGCGAAGCAGCGGAAGGCGGGCGTCGCAGGTAACGACGCTGTCAAGGCTGCGACTCAGCGTGTGGTCGACGCACAGCGCGACGTCATCGACAACGTCAAGGCGCTCGCCGACGTACAGCAGGCATCCGCCCGCGCGCAGGTCGACGCAGCACAGACGGTCGTCGACGCTCAGCGCGCACTCAGCGACGCAGTCCAGAACGCCGCGAATACGCAGGTCTCTGCTGCAGAGTCCATCGCATCTGCTGAGCGGGGCGTGGAGTCGGCACGGCTTTCCGGCGTCGACGCGACGACGAAGGCTGTCACCAAGTCGGACGAGTACCGGAAGATGCTCGCGAAGATGACGCCGGAGCAGCGCGCACTCTTCGACTCCATCGCCGGCCCCCGCGGGCTCACGTCGGCGTTCAAGGAGTGGTCCCGCAGCCTTCACCCGGAGGTGCTGCCGCTCTTCACGCGCGGAGTGGACAGCGCGAAGGCGTCGCTTCCTGGCTTCACACCGCTAGTGCTTGGCGCAGCGGCTGGAGTGAAGACGCTGTACGACAAGGCGTCGGCGCAGATGAAAACGCCGTTCTGGCAGGGCTTCAAGGCGGATTTGAAGGAAAGCGTCCAGCCTGCCGTTGTCGGCTTCGGCGTCGCGTTCGGTAACGTCATCAAGGGCGTTGCGGGCATCATCGACGCGTTCCTTCCCCACATGGATGGGATCGCGAAGAAGTCGGACGACATCACGGCGCGGTTCGCACGCTGGGGGACAAGCCTTAAAGGCTCACCTGACTTCGAGAAGTTCCTGAAGTACGTCAAGGACACGTCCCCGGGGCTGGCAGAATTCTTGGGCGACATCCTGACGGCCGCACTCGACGTTGCGCAGGCTCTGTCACCTCTCTCGTCCGCCATGTTCGCTGTCGTGGGTCCGCTTTTCCAGGCCATTTCGTGGCTGTCAACGAACGCACCTGGATTCGTTCAGGTTCTGTGGGGTCTCTTCTTCGCACAGAAGGCAATTGCGGTGGGAATGGCGGCCTTTGCCGTCGCCATGGGACTCTACGAAATCGTCATCGCAGCCGCCACGCTGGTTACTTCCGGCTGGGCCGTTGCGCTGCAGGCGACGGGCATTGTCCCGCTGATAGAGGCCATAATCCTCATCATCGTTCTACTCGTCGCAGCAGTCATCTACGCCTACACGCACTGGGATTGGTTCCGTGCGATCGTCGACGGCGCGATTCACGCAATTGCAGCCGTCGCCCTGTGGCTCTGGAACGTGATCTTGAAGCCCACGTTCGATGCCATCTGGTGGGCGATAAAGAAGATCGCAGACATAGCCGTCTGGCTCTGGCAAAACGTGATCGGTCCGGCGTTCTCCTTCATCGGGGAGGCGGCGAAACTGCTGTTCACAGCGCTGGTGACGCTCTTCCTCCTGCCCGCCTACCTGGCGTTTCAGGCGCTGGGTGCAATCGGTAAATGGCTCTGGGAAAAGGTCATCAGTCCAACCTTTGGGTGGATCGGCGATAAGGCAACGTGGCTGTGGGAAAAGGCCATCAAGCCTACGTTCCAGTGGATCGGCGACAAGGCGACATGGCTTTACAATAAGGCGATCAAGCCTGCCATGGCCGAATCGAAGAAGGCGCTCCAGCTGCTGGGCGAGATGGCGAAATGGCTCTGGGAAAAGGCGATCAGCCCTGTCTTCGGATGGATTGCCGACAAGGCGGATTGGCTGTACCAAAAGGGCGTCAAGCCACCCATGGATAAAGTCCGGGCGCTTATGGGTCCCGTGGTTGCAGCCTTTAAGACAGCCCGCGACGGCATCAAAAAGCACTGGGATCAGGTAGCCGACATTGCGAAGAAGCCTGTCGCCTTCGTGATTTCCCACGTGTATAACGAGGGAATTGTCCCCCTCTGGAATCACGTAGCGTCCATTACTGGCGTCGGGAAACTGAAGCCAATGGACCTGAAGGGGTTCCACGAGGGCGGCATCATGTCCGGCTACTCGCCTGGCCGTGACGATCGCGTTATCGCGGTCGGTGGCGGCGAAGCCGTAATGCGCCCGGAGTGGACGCGCGCAATCGGCGCAGACCGTATCAACTCCTGGAATGCTGCGGCCCGTTCAGGTGGCGTTGGAGGCGTTCAGCGTGCGATAGCCGGCGGGATGTCAGCGTTCCAGGACGGTGGCATCGTCGGTTGGTTCAAGGACCGTGGGAACGACGTCGGAAACTTCATCTCCGGCGCAGCGGACTACGCGAACCCTTCGAAGGTCTTCGACAAGGCAACTGGCTTCATCAAGAACCAGCTTGAGCCGCTGATGACCAACCCATGGTCCAAGTCTGTGGCCAAGATCCCGGGCGAGATGCTGTCCGCCCTGAAGGACAAGGCGCTCAACGTCTTCGGCTTCGGCGGGGGAGGTTCGGGAGGCGGCAACGGGCAGTGGGCCAAGCCCGTGAACGTCCCCTACGGGACCAAGTTCGGCGTTGCCGGCTCAATGTGGTCGTCCGGGCATCACACAGGCCTAGACTTTCCGGCCGCAGTCGGAACCGCCATCAAGGCGGTTGCCGACGGTCGCGTCTCGCAGGCGACGAGCGGAGGCCCGTACGGCATACACGCCATGATCAACCACGGCGGGGGACTGTCGTCGCTGTATGCGCACATGAGTCAGCTCCTGACGTCGGTCGGCAAGTCCGTCCATCAGGGCGACGTCATCGGGCGCGTGGGCGCGACGGGCAACGTCACTGGCCCGCATCTCCACCTGGAGGCACGGGTTAACGGCCGCGCGGTCGACCCCATGGCGTACCTGGCGGGTGGCGGCGCAGGCTACGGGGCGCAGGCTTCGGGCGCAGCCCAGAACTACGCGAAGGGTCAGCTCAGCCGGCACGGTTGGGGAGCCTCGCAGTTCGGTCCGCTGAAGACCCTTTGGAACGGTGAGAGCGGGTGGAACTACCGCGCTCGCAACCCATCGTCGGGCGCCTACGGAATCCCGCAGGCACTCCCCGCGTCGAAGATGGCGTCTGCTGGCTCCGACTGGCTGACCAACTACGCGACGCAGATTCGTTGGGGTCTCGGCTACATCGACAGCCGCTACGGCTCTCCTGCCTCCGCACTCTCGCAGTGGCAGGCGCGTAGCCCCCACTGGTACGACGAGGGCGGCTACCTTCCCGAAGGTCTCTCCCTTGTAGCGAACGGGACCGGGAGGCCAGAACCGGTCTTCACTGGATCTCAGTGGGACACCCTCCGCGCAAGCGCCGGACGGAGCAGCGGGCCCGCAGAGCTGCACGCTGACGTTCGGGTCTTCGTCGGGGACCGCGAAATCACAGAGATCGTCGACACCCAAATTGAGCTGCATGAGTCGGGCACGGCCGCAGCCATCAACACAGGACGGTGGAACTCATGAGTGAGGCAACGGCCGACGAGGGCAACACCACGGACCCCGAGCCGGAGGAGCCCACGGAGTCGCCCATCTACACGGCTCCGCCTCCGACGGAAGCCCCGGTAGATATGGACACCATTCCGCGGCGGGGTGAAGGCGACGGCGTGGGAGACGGCGGATGAGCGTAGCCACGAACCTACTGCCCGCCAACACGAGCGGCATCGAGACGGATACGAGCGGCTGGACTGCGGGAGCCAACACCACGCTGTCGAAGAGCACCCGGTTCTATTCGGGCGCCTCTTCGCTCGGAATGACAGCAACTGCAGCGGGAGTAGTCACGGCCACCACATCCGCAAGGGTGGCCGTGACGGCGGGTCAGGAGTACACGGCCTACGCGTACCTCGCCAACATCACGGCCGTTGCTGGCCGTACGGCGACGGTGCGTGTCGATTGGTACGCAGCAGTGACCGGCGGTACGGCGCTCAGCTCTGTGACGTCCGCCGGCACAACGCTGGTGAACACGACCGGATGGAACACGCCGCCACCGATCCTCATTGCGACGGCGCCTGTTGGAGCCTTGTACGCATCAGTGACAGTCACAGTGTCTGGCATGACTGCCGCGGGCGCTGTCGCCATGGATATAGCCAGTTTCGGGCCTCCAAACTGGATCGCGGGCAACCTTCTGTCATACGGAGTGCAGGGGATGGAGGTCGACGCTGCAGGCTGGACCGCGGTAACGAACACGACGGTCAGCCGCTCGTCGACGGTGAGCTTCGAAGGCTGGTGCTCACTCGCCCTGACGTCCGTAACTGCAGGAGCCATGGAGGCCCGTCTGACGGGACTCGTGCCTGTGGTGGCGGGCCTGGAATACGTCGTGACTGCGTGGGTTCAGCCCAGCCTCACCGCGCTTCAGTTCAATGTGCAGCTGATCTGGTACGACGCTGGCGGCGTAGTCGTGGGCACACGTCAGTCACAACCGTGGATCTTGTCATCGACGACCTCCATGACCCGCTGCAGCGTCATCGGGACGGCTCCAGCCGGCGCCACTCAAGCACGTGTTGCGTTCAGCCCTGTGGCAACGGCCGCGGGGCAGACGTGGAATGTGGACCAGATTTTGCTTCGGCTGGCACCGGTACCCGCTGGCTCCCTGTTTGGCTACAACACGCAGGGCATGGAGGTGGACACCAGCGGCTGGACTGCGGTCAGCGGTTGCACCATCAGCCGCTCCCTCGACTTCGCATGGGAGGGGATAGCGTCCCTCCGGGTCGACGGCACAGGAACTGACGCGCTGGTGGAGCTTGCGGCCAGAGTCCCCGTGACGCCACGCCAGGCGTACCAGTTGACGCCCCGCGTGCACAGGGTTCTCTCTACTGACTACCGATACATCACCTTTGTCTTCGCGTGGTACGACGCAACCGGCGCGCTGATGCGGTCGTTGGATATGCGTTGGTTGCTGGCTCCGTCCACAGGTAACGGCTGGTACACGCTCCCTACGTCTGTCGTAGCGCCCACTGGGTCAGCGACCCTGTCTATCGGCATCAGGATCACGTCGCTTCCTGCGGGTGAGCCCGTATACCTGGACGAGGTGCAGCTGGTTCCGGGCGGTCTGGCGGTAATCGCGGATCCGGATCCGGACACCTATGGGGCACAGATCTCCATTCAGGGGCTCACCACTGGCGGCTACGCGACGTGGAGCCTGTCGCGAATGACCCCCGACGGCTCGATGACGGCCGTCCGCGGTTCGTCCGGGGACCTCACCGCCGTACCCATCACTGGCGACGTGGCCGCAGTGGAGGACTACGAGGCGCCACTAGGGCAGGAAGTCACGTACTACCTGAAGGTGTGGACAACCTTGCCTGCCTACCGGGCAACTGGATCCGACGCCATCGTCATTCCGGAGCCTCCTCCGGAGGAGGTTGTCCTCAAGGATCCCGGCTTGCCAGCGCGTCAGACGACGGCTGTTGTCGCCCGGGGCGGGGCGCCGGCGTGGACGAGGAAAGCACGGCAAGGCATCAACCCCATCCGCGGCCGTGCTCGTCCCATCGTCATCTCCGACGTCCGCACGTCGCGTGAAGGCACGATGACGCTGGTCACCGAGACGGCGCAGGATCTGGCGGATATGTGGTGGCTCTTGGAGACGGGGAACACCCTGCTACTTCAGTGGCCGTCGCTCTGGGGCGAACGTGACGCCTACGTCCAGGTGGGCGACGTCACCGAAGCGCCCGTTGTCGATTACGCCGAATACAGCGACCGGACCTGGACTGTCCCGCTGGTGGAGGTCGACCGCCCCATTGGTGGCGCCATCGGATCCGCCGGCCGCACCTGGCAGACCGTCAACGACGGCAACGATGACTGGTTCGCCGTTCTGGACGCTGCCACATCGTGGCTCGACGTCTATACCGGAGTGAGTGGGGGATAGGGATGCAGCCGGTTTCATCGCAGTTCCTGACGGCCCTCACCACGTCGCATTCCATGGTCACGCAAGTAACCGCCATGTACGCCGGCGCTGTCACCGTGGCCGACCTCCCGGTTACGGACGGGTCGGTCACGGTGGACCGCGGGAGCAAGGTACGGCGGACGCTCTCCCTGACGATGGGCGACCCGAGTTACCTCCCGTGGGGTCCGCTAGACCCTCTCGCTGTGTACGGGCAGACGCTCGTGGTGTCGCGCGGGATCCGCTTCGCGGGTAACGCCGTGGAGACGGTCCCTCTCGGCACTTTCCGCATCGCTGAGCCGCAGGGCGACACCCTCACGGGACCCGTGACGCTCACCGGCCAGTCGTCAGAGTGCTACATCATCGACGACAAGTTCGTTGTCCCGACGACAACACGCGGCTACTCAACGTGCGTTGACGCGATTACCTACCTCATCCGGCAGACGCTACCGAACGCAGTCATTGTCAATGCAACGACAGGCGCTCGAAATCCAGCGTGCGCCGTTGTCACATGGAACGCGAATAGCGATCGGTGGGACGCAGTTCAGCAGATTGCTTTGGCGATGCAGGCGGAAATATACGTCGACGCATTGGACCGTTTCGTACTCGCGGATATCCCAGAGGTGTTGTCCGCCTCCGTTGTGTGGGACATCGCGGAGGGGGAAGGCGGAACGCTGATGTCTGCCTCACGCCAGATGTCAAGAACGGCCGTTTACAACGCCGTTGTAGCAAGTGGTGAGAACACATCGTCAACAACGGCGCCAGTAAGCGCCGTTGCCTACGACAACGCGCCGTCGAGTCCTACCCGATGGGACGGCCCATACGGCCACGTCCCGAAGGTCATTTCGTCCGGGCTATGGACGACGGTGGGGCAATGCCAGTCCGCCGCGAACTACGCCCTCTTCGACGCCATCGCGCCCAATGTGGCAACCGCCGTAACGGCAATTCCGAACCCCGCTTTGGAGGCTGGCGACTGCCTCCGCGTCGCTCACTCCGGGCGGAAAGAGCTCTTCATCGCGCAGTCCTTCACGATCCCGCTGACGGCCGAAGGATCGGCGTCGCTCGTGCTGCGCGGAGGCAAGGAAGATGCGACATGAGACCACGTCAGAGCCTCGCAGACGCCATACAGCGAGCCGTCAGCCGCTCCGTGGCCCAGGAGGTCGCCGGTTGGTGCCTGGCCTCCGTGACGGCCACGTACACGGACGGGACCGTCGACATCTCCACGGCCCGCGGCCCAATTGCGCGAGTGCGTCGGCTGAAGTCGTACACGCCGACAGTCGGCGACCGCGTCAGGGCGGACTTCAACCCTGACGGAAATTGGCTCGTCGTCGGTGCGCTGGCGACTTCGTAAGTACCAGAGGAGCACCACTGAATGCCAAGCAATGACAGCTACGGGCAGGGAGTTCAGTACCCTGTCCTCTCCGACACACCCAACATCGAAACGGCAACGGCAACGCTGGTAAACGGCGTCGTTCCGCTGTCAGTCATGCGTTTCGCCAACGCCAACGCTCGCGCGGCGGCGCTGACTGGCGCCTCAACGCCGCGTCCCGGGATGATTACCTACCTCATCGCCGAAGACCGCTGGGAAGCACGCCAGGGCGATAACACATGGCTCCTGTTGTCCGATGGGCCGTGGACACCGCTCGCGTTTTCCAGTGGCTACGCGGCGAATGCGGGAAGCCCCGGCTGGCGTCGAAAGGCGGGCGGAGGAATTGAACTCCGCGGCACCGTAAAGCGCTCGAACAACGGGAATCTGATAACGGACGGAACCATCGTCCAGTTCGCCACCTTGCCGAGCGCCGTAGCCCCCGCAACTGGCCGCTACTACGTCACCGGTTCAAACCGAGTGACCACGTCCGGCGTCACGCACTACACGGCGCGCGTGGAAGTCGGCAGCGACGCCGCACTTCGCTACACCGTCGAGGCTGGCGGAGGCACAGGAACGACCCAGTCCCCACCGTGGTTCGCGCTCGACGGGATCCAGTTCAGTCCCGCTGGCGACTGACGCAGCACCGCTAGACACTCACGCCCCGCAGCGACGGGGCTTTTTTCATGCCCTGGAGGGGATCACATGGCCCGCATGAGCGGCGCAACCTGGCGCCCAGTCGCCAACTTCACGAAGGGTGGCCAGGACGCTGTCTACGGCGTCGTCATCCACATCATGGACGGCACGCTGAATGGCAGTGAAGCGTGGTTCGACAACCCCGCTGCACAGGCTTCGTCCCACTTCGGCACTGGCAAGGACGGCCAGCTCCGCCAGTGGGTCGACACGAAGGACCGCGCATGGGCGCAGGCAGGCGGAAACCACACCTGGCTGTCCGTCGAAAACGAGGGACGAGGCGGCGACTCCCTGACGGACGCGCAGATCAACCGCTGTGCGCAGGTGCTCGCGTGGGCGCACACGACCCACGGTGTCCCGCTGCAGCTGACGACCAGCACCACGGGCCGCGGACTGGGCTATCACGGGATGGGCGGCTCCGCGTGGGGCGGCCACACCTCGTGCCCAGGAACCAAGATCGTGGCGCAGCTCCCGGAGATCCTGAAGCGCGCAAAGGTGCTTGCCGGCATCGTCACTGCGCCGTCAAAGCCGTCGACGAAGCCAACCGTCGACCTCTCCAACGTGATCGCGGCTGCGCGTCGGGACCCTGGCCTGAAGCAGGGCGGGACGACTCACCCGACTGACGTCAAGCTCGTCGAAGCGGCGCTGAAGGCGGAAGGGCTGCTCTCCGCGGCGTATGCGTCTGACGGGTCCTTTGGCTCGACGACCGTCGCCGCGTACCGCAAGTGGCAGCTGCGTTGCGGCTACAGCGGTTCCGCGGCTGACGGCATCCCTGGCCTGGCCTCCCTGACGAAGCTGGGCGCGAAGCGCGGTTTCAAGGTCAAGGGGTAATGGCGCCGGAAGTCCTCGTTGCGGTGGTCACGGCTGCGTCAGTGCTTGGCGCTGCCGTGGTCGCAGCCGTCCCCGCGCTCCTCTCCCTCCAGCGTCGTACCAGCGGCGCCGTGGAGGCTGAGGGGACGGCAACCCGAAACGCCCTGGACTCCTTGGGAGCTGCACTACATGCCCGCATTGACGACGTCCGGGACGACGTCGACGGCGTCCGCGAATCCGTCGCCCATGTACGCGAATGGCAGGCTGGCCACGACGCGGAGCACCTGCTTCTAGGCCGTCCACGGCCAGGCGGAGAGACCTGACGCATCAAGCCGCGTCACTCCGCTGCTCTGGTGGTTCCGCGCCAGCTGACGAACGCACTTGGGGATGCTGCTCATCCCGTAGCGCCTTCCGCGCACGGTGGAACGAGGCAAAGAACGCAGGCATCGCTTCGAAGAGGTCCTGCAGTTGCTGAACGAAGCCCTTCAGCGACCAAAGGACGATGGCGGCAACGCCGAAGACGGCCAACACAGCCAGGATGATTGACCCATCCACTGGGATCGAACCCTTCTTGGAGGGTGATCGAGTGGTGGGGAGTGCACACCTCAGCTCGACCACCACGAGTGAACGTGTGGTTAGGAGCTGAGGTTTTGCCGACCTTCAAAACGTCAGGTGGAGCGGCGTTGCCAACGCGACGAGGCAATACTTCCTTGAGGGGTTGCCAGGCGATCCGACGCGAGAGCCATCGCCGAGAGGTTCTGGCGCTCTGCCTAGGAGTCGGGCCTAGGTGTCAGGTGTGCTGTGCTAACGAGCGTAGCGCCCTGCGTAGTTGTCGTCTACGCGTCACAAGTCCTGGCGACCCCCACATAACAACTTCACGCACACAAGACGTGGAGGACGCATGGGGAACGTGGGCATCATCGGACGCGCACGCGTCGGCAAGGACACGGCCGGCGAGTGGCTCGTCAACGAGCGTGGATACCGACGGGTGGGGTTCGCGGACGCGTTGAAGGAAGCGGCGCTCAAGCTGGACCCGATTACGTACACCAACGGCGACATCGCCGAACGGCTGTCCGTCCTAGTTGCCCGCAACGGCTGGGAGGATGCCAAGGCGTACAACGAGGTCCGCCGCACCCTCCAGGAGCTGGGGATGGCAATTCGCGCCATTGACCCGGACTTCTGGCTCCGCGCTGCACTGGCCAAGGTGCAGGCCGCCAACGAGGCGGGCGTCCCTGTGGTCATCACTGACGTCCGCTTCCCCAATGAAGCGGACAGCCTCCGTCGCGCTGGCTTCCACCTCGTCTACATCGACCGTCCTGACGTGCCCCAGCTCGACCACGAGTCGGAAGGCGCGCTGACGTCGGACGACGCCGATCACTACGTCTTCAACGGCGGGGACGTCGACGACCTCCACGCCAAGTTGATGGACATCGCGGAGCACATCTACCGCTTCGAGTCCCGGCGCCACTTCGCACGATCCCACTCCTGAAAGGAACCTGCATGAGGCACTTCTTCAGCAAACTGACGAGCGCAGTCAACACGCTGACCCTTCGAGCGCTCGTCGCTGCGCAGGTCTTCGCCACCACAGAGCCAGTCCGCGCCCGTGCGCTGCTGGTCAGCCTCTTCATGGCTGGCGCGGTTCTCGTGCCGGCGCTGGCCAACGAAGGGACAGCGCAGACGGTCGCCAGCGTCGTTGTAGTGGCGCTGCCTCTGATCGCGGGGGAGTCGACGAGGGCGAAGGTCACGCCCGCCAAGTAATGCCAGCCCCCGGTCTCTTCGGAGCCGGGGGCTTTCGGCGTATGGAGCCAACTATCGAACCTGTCGACGTCAAGCGTTGCCCCAGGTGCGACAAGACAAAGCAACTAAGCGAGTTCGGTAGAAGTGCGCGCGCACGTGACGGTAGACAAGGCTATTGCCGGGCGTGCATGGCCGCATACACAAGCGAGCGTCGCTCCCGGGGGGACCGTCGCGCGGTGCCTGCTAGCACGTACTACGCCACCCACAGGGAACAGAAGCGCGAGTACCAACGGCGGTATCGCCAGGAGAACCCACACAAGGTGGCCGAAGGTCGTCGCCGCTACTACGAAGCCAACCGCACCAAAGTGTTGGCTTACCAGCGTAGATACAACGAGGAAAACCCGCTGAAAGGCCAGCTCAGAAGGGCAACCAGGCGTGCACAACAGTGTGGTGCAGTGGTTATCCCCTTCACCGTTGACGACATGCTCCGCAACTGGGAAGAGCGCGACCTCTACGGCTGCGCCTTCTGCGGCGGACCCTACGAGGAGATCGAACACGTGATGCCGTTGTCCCGCGGAGGGGAACACAGCCTCGCGAACATCGTTCCCTCCTGCATCAAGTGCAACCGGGGCGTAGGCGGCAAGCACGCTCGCGACCCGTACGAGTGGCTAGCTGAGCGCTTCCCGGAGCTGGCGCCGATCCTCCTGCCAGCTGACGAAGACTGAGCCGCGTCGGCACCACAAAAGGTGTCATCTACACCCAAGGCGCAAGAAAACGCTTGCTCCCCGTAAAGCCTCGCTCTGTGTAATCTAGCCCCGTCTTCCCTTGACCAGGGAGGACGGGGCTTTTTGCGTTCCACCCCCTCCGCTAGTCGACTAGCGGTCGGTTGTGGTGGGTGACATACCGGATGTACCGTCCGCGCCATGCCGACCTCACCAGGCCCCCTACTGGAGTCGCTCGATGCACTTTGGACGCATCTCCGCGACCACATTCCAGACCTCCCACCTGCGCGTATTGCCCTAGCGCCTACCCCGCCGTCGACGAACCATGGCCCAGAACGTTGGGCATATGAAGCCGACGGCCTAGTTACTGGTCTAGTGGTTGGTGTGGACACCCTCCAGGAGGGTGAAGAAGCCGTCTTGGAGCGAGTCCTCCACGAGGCTGCACACGTCCTCTGTTGGACACGGGGCATCAAAGACACGACCATGCGCGGTGCGTATCACAACGCCTCCTACCTGACAGCTGCGGAGGAGGTAGGGCTTATCTGGCCAGACAACACAGAACGCGTGCAAGGCCGCGGATACGTTTCGCCGCAACTGACCGACGCCGCACGACATCGATACGCCGACGACCTGGCAGCGCTGAAGACGGCTATCCCGCAGGTTCTCCCTCACCTCGTCGTCCCAGACGCGCCACGGTCGAAGCGCCCCGACAGGCTGGCACTCCAATGCAGCTGCAAGCCGAAGCCCAGGACGATCAGAGTCAGTCAGACAGTCGCAGCACTGGGAGCCATCACGTGCGCTGTGTGTGGTCAGGACTTCGAATGATGCGAGAGCAGCGCATGGACAGCGACTCAGAGAGGTAGCCTCTGTCCATAGAAAGTGCTTTGCGATAGCCTGCCCACGTCGGCTCAATCCGTGTCTTGAGAGGTCATTCCATGGCTAAGGACGTTGCCCGGAGGTCAACCGGGGGCGTGTCCACGGTCGACCTGGATGCACTGCCGGAGCTCCAGCTAGACGACCTACGGGGCGAGACTGAGGCGTCTCTCCTTGCCCGTGGAGCGGCCTACACCAAGGAGTACGAGCGGATTGAGCACCATCCGACGATCCTCCTCAAGAACATTGCGGCGATTGTCATCGCCATACGCATTCAGCTAGACGACATGCGTGGTAGCGGCCACGAGTACCGCCAAAAAATCGCCGGGATGTACCGCCAGTCCGGCATCGGCCCTGACAGCACGAGCAAGGTCCAGACGGCCGTCAGATGGCACGTGAACAACCTCTTGCGACGTCACATGACAGCGCGCGAGCTTGAAGCAATCAACCTCAAGCCAACGTCAGCGCTGGAGCGGATGCAGGACAGCCGCGCCAAGAACGCGGCCTTGATCGCTGGCCTGAAGGCTGCGGAGACTGCAGAGGCGTCAACACCAAAGAAGTCTGGTAAGGGCAAGAAGACGTCCGACGAGGAGCCAGCCAACGCCGGCCACCCAGTCAAGGCAACGGCTGACCACCTTCGCCTAGCCCACGCCGCTAGCAGCATCCTTGATCAGCTGGACGAGGACGTCATCAAGTCCCACATGGCGCCAGGCCAGCGGGCCAAGCTCGACGAGGAGCTAGCTGCGATGCAGCAACGCATCAGCAAGCTACGCAGGTTGAGCCGCGCGAAGAGCTGACCTCTCTACGTCGCCCAGCCTCCTCCACACCTCGCTGCGCAAAATCGCGAACTAGACCCCTGTTTTCATAACTCTCTAATGCGTGTCTAGAGTTATGAAAAAAAGGGGTCAGTTCGCGTTTCTGCGTTCCCGCTCCGCGGCGGAGGACGAGGGAAGATCTTGCCCGCCTGGCGTCACAACCGACCCCCACCCCCACATAACTAAGTCGCAAGGGAAGAGCGAGCGACTAGCGCAGGGGGCCGTATGGCCGGAGTGAGCACCATCAAACGGGGCGGAAGCCGCTTCTACATCGATCCTGAAGACGGGCACATCAAGGTGCCAGGGGTGACGTCCGTTGTCGGTATGTTGCCGAAAGACTTCCTCACCTTCTGGGCCGCGAAAGAGAGCGCGGAGGCGGCTGTCACCAACTGGGACATCGTCAGCCAGCTCGTCCAGCGGGATCCCGCCGGAGCGGTCGACTACCTGAAGAACGCGCACCGCCGGAAGTCCAAGGCTGCGTCTGATCTTGGCAGCGCCGCACACGACCTCTTTGAGCGCCAGGCGCGCGGTGACGTGATCAACCTGCGCCATGTCCACCAGGACATCAAGGCCCACGTCAGGTGGTTCGACGAGTTCCTTCAGGAGACGCAGCCGGAGTTCCTCCACCTGGAGGAAACGGTCTGGAGCGACGCGCACCACTACGCCGGCAGCTTCGACGCCATCGCACGCATCGATGGCGAGACGGTGATCATCGACTGGAAGACGTCGAAGGCCGTTTACGACTCGGTGGCGCTGCAGCTGGCGGCCTACCGGTACGCGGACCGCATCATCCTGGCCGACACGGGGGAGTCGGTCGACGTTCCCGCACTGGACGGCGGTGCTGTGCTGCATGTCCGCCCGGAGGGCTGGCAGTTCGTCCCCGTGGCCTGTGGTGAGGACGTGTTCCGTGCGTTCCTCGCGCTTCGCGACGTCTTCGACTGGGAGCGCGACGGGAAGAAGGGCGTCGTTGGCCGGCCGATCGCGAAGGGCGGAGAGACGGAGACTGGGACGCAGCGCCGTGCGGCGTGAGCGACTGACAATGGGGCAACGGTTCTGGGCTAAGGTCCTGCTTCCCGCAGAAGTTGGCGGCTGCATGACTTGGACTGCGCATCTCAAAACCAGCGGTTACGGGGAGTTCACGGCGCGGGACCGACGGAACGTGTCAGCCCACCGTTTCGCTTATGAGCTGCTAGTGGGGCCGATTCCGGCGGGTCTGCAGCTGGATCATTTGTGCCGAGAGCGGACGTGCGTTAACCCCGATCACCTGGAGCCCGTGACGCTGGTCGAGAACGTGATGCGCGGGGAGTCTTTCGCAGCTCAGAATGCGCGACGCACGCATTGCAGGGCTGGGCACGCACTGTCTGGTTCGAACTTGTACCAGAAGCCCGATGGCCGGCGTGTCTGCAAGACGTGCCGTCGAGCCCGCGAAGCCGATGTTCGAGCGCGGGAGACCGCGCGACTGAAGGGGGAGAGCTCATGACCGACTTCTACAAGACACCCGCGCAGCTGGCAGAGGAAGCCCTAGAGGTCAAGGCCGGCATGACGCTGGCCGCCCTGGTGGTGGCCGTTGCCGTCTTTCCGGTTCAGGCCTTCGTTCTCATGCTCGTCATGGGCGCGCTACACGGCATCGCCGCTGTCATCCCGGCAGTCGGCTTCGGGACGGCCGTTCTGCTGACGGCGGGCGTGGATCTGCTGGCACTCACGCTGAAGAAGTTCCGCAAGTAACACGAGGAACTCACACAGCGGGGCGTCCACGGTGGCGCCCCGCTCTTTCGCACGCCCTGACGCAGAGGAGAGCACATGTCGTTGCACGAACTGGCGGAGAAGACCGCGGAGTCTGGCCTCCTGGACGGCTTCGAGTTCAAGGAGTGGCCGAAGACCCCGCGGCTCTTCCGGGACATCGTCATCACGGAGAAGATCGACGGTACGAACGCCGCGATCCACATCCGGGAGAACAAGGACCTCCCCGGGACCTACTCCATCGCGGCGCAGTCGAGGAAGCGGCTCATCACGCCGACGTCGGACAACTACGGCTTCGCCGCGTGGACCCACGCGAACGCCGCGGAACTGATCGAACTTCTGGGCGTCGGCACGCACTTTGGCGAGTGGTGGGGTCAGGGGATCCAGCGGCGCTACGCGCTGGACGAGAAGCGGTTCAGCCTCTTCAACACGCACAAGTGGGCGGATCTGGAGCCCCGTTACGTGGGTGCCGCGCTCGTCAGCACGGTTCCGACGCTGTACGTCGGCCCGTTCAGTGAGGCCGCCATCTGGCAGACCGTTGACGATCTCCGCACCTTCGGATCGATAGCGGCTCCGGGGTTCGAGAAGCCTGAGGGCGTGTGTGTCTTTCACGTGGCGTCTGGCCGCGTGTTCAAGGTGACCACGGACCACCAGGACGGCGGCGCTCAGCGGCTCGCGTCCGGTCCGCTCAACGACGTTCGTCGCGACGCCGGCAAGTGGGAGGCCGCAGCATGAAGAAGGTCATCAGCGTCGCAGTTCTGGCGCTCAGCGCCGTGGCTCTGACTGGCTGCGCCAGCCTCACGGAGCCGTTCAACGACGCTCCGGTAGAGCGGAAGGACGACACTCCGGCCGTCATCTACTCGATGCCCGACGGGTTCGCCAACGTTGCATCCAAGTGCGACGGAAACGGATACCGGATCTTCACCACCCGCGGCTCCGACGCTGGCGGAGGTAAGGCGGTGGCAGTGGTCGCCGACCCGACATGCAAGAGACGCAAGTGAGCGACGACCAGCGCAGCCCTGACTACTGCTGGACGCACATGTGCCACAAGAGCGCCTGCCCGAAGCCGCACTGATCACCGCTAGTCGACTAGCGGACCCTTAGCCCCCGGTTGCCACGGCGCCGGGGGCTTTCGGCGTGTAGCCATACGGAGGAGAGACCATGAGGTACCCGCGCACCATCCACACGGCCGACGGCTCCACGGTGACCATTCGACGTGTCGGCATCGAGTACGACCTTGAGACTCAGAGCGCGTCCGGCGCGACGATCAGCACCGTCCGCATGAACGGCGACGACCTGGACGCCCTCCGCGACGAGATGGACGAGGTGGCGGCGTGAAGGCGCGCACCGTCGACACGGCACACCGCTTTCTAGAACGCCTCTGCGCGGCCGGACTGCTGGGCCAGCCCCGGCAGTTCGGACCGTTGCTGGCGGAAATGATGCGTGAGGAGAGCACATGAGTATGCGAGAGCTTGTCGACGCCGGCGCCCCGGAGCTTCCCGACGGGTGGTTCTACAGGGTCGCGGACACTCGACTTATCGGCCTCGTGGTCGAGATCCGAGAGCAGCGAAAACACTTCGGGTCACGCGAGTTGGAACATGCCTACGTCCATGAGCGGAACCACGACGACGCTGAGTCGGCGATTGTGGACGCGTGCAACCGGGCTTACGCGCGACTGCAAGGACAGGTCGAGGCACGGGCCCGATTCTGCGCGCTGCTGCCGTTTCTTGGAGACCACGACCCGAAGGGCGGTAAGTGATGTTCGGCAACCAAGCCCCCGACATTGACCAGATGCGGGAGGAGTTCACGCAAGGGATCATGGCCGCGCGGGAGGCGGTCGTCACGCCGCTCTTCGACGCTGCTGACGGCATGAAGGCTGACCTCGTCCGCCGCGGGTGGTCGCCTGAAATCGTCGACTACCTGGCAGGCTCGTGGCTGGTGGCCATGCTGGCGAAGGTGGGGGCAGCATGAGCGCCGCGAAGGACGCACGAGGTGTCGTCATCGCAGAGGGCGCTACGTGCATCTACGGCGCCCCAGTGGGCCGGTCGATCGCGCTCGTAGAGGGTGTGGTCGATGGCTTCGCGCCGTCCGGCCGCGTGTGGGTGAAGATCGTTCGGCGCGCGTACGGCGGGGGCTGGAGCAACGACCGTAAGCGCGTTCACGTCGGAGCGGATCGTCTCGTCATCGTCGACGCGCTGCCGGAGAGCGACCTCCCGACCGACGCGGAGAGGGCGGAGGAGCGACGAAAGGAAGCCATCGAGCGCAAGCGGGTGCGCATTGCGGAGCTGGAGGCCGGAGCGGTGTCTCTCCACACGTGGGACAACATCGAGGAGCACAGGGCGGACCTGGCGAAGCTGGAGGCAGCGTGACTTACACACTCGCCGACGCCATTCGCCACGAGTTCGAGCGCACGCACCCACGCGGAAAGGACACCCTCCTCTGCGTTGGACTCTGCCGGCGCCGCAAGGACCGGAACGACTTCCGCGAACTCCCCACCCATGGCCGCGCAGCGTCGTGCACGCGCTGTGAGGGCAACACGTGGCGCCGCTCGATGGAGGCCCGTACGTACTGGGAGCTGAAGCAAGCGCGCGAGAAACTCCGCACCTACCAGCGGTACGCGGCACGGCTGAAGTTGGAGCGGATCGTCCCGCTGCACTCCGTGTACGGGGCGCACCAGCCGACGTCAGACGACTTCTTCCGCGCTTACGAGGCGCCCTACAGGGCTGCGCTGGAGGCGCGTCGGAGGAAGTGGGCGCCGCTCATCTCGCAGGCGCTTAGCGAGGCACACACGGACCTATAGGAGGACGTATGACGAGGACCCTGTTTCAGCTCATCTTCGACGAGTGGGCCGCACAGTTCGAGCGCCCGGAGCCGGCGCCGAATCTGGAACGCCGGATGTTCCTGCGCAGGGCGCTTCCCGCCAACCACCGTCCCGCCGTGGGCGCCACGTTCCGCGGTCCGAAGTGGGGGACGAGGTGAATGGGCCCACGTGGGTCTACCGCGTCAAGACGTACCACCCGCGACCACCAGGAGACGCGCGCATCAGCGTTCAGTACTTCGTCGACGACCGAGAGGGCGCGGTGCGTGCCTACTGGGCGGCCCGCGCGGAGGGGCTTGGCGTGCAGTTTGCCTCCGCCGTTCTGAACGACTTCTACAACGAGCGTCCGGAGGACGTATGACGGTCAACCTGAACCGGCCGGCGCCGTATTTGACGTTCGACGCCGGTCCGTTTCTCCATCGCGTGGACATCGTGACGGAGGACATCGGTTGCACCATCGGGACGGCGCTGACGTATGCCGGGGTGAACGGGCTTGCGAACCGTGCGGTTCCGCTCGTCAGCTACCGCCCCGGGACGCGCTATCACGACACCGCGGAAGAGTGCGCCGTGAAGCACCTGACGGCGGCTCTTGAGCGCGCCCAACTGTCCACACGCGTGGACTCCACCGACGTGTCAGAACTCGCCCGGTCCCTGACTGCGGTTGTGCAGGAGGCAGGCTGCCGCCTGTGGGACCCCAGCGCAAAGGAGAAAGATTCATGGTGACCCCACTCCCCGGAGACTTCGCACTGACGCGGATCTCCGGCATCACTGGCCGCGCGATAGCCGCAGGTCAGGCGATCATCGGCGACGCGTCTCCGGTTCAACACGCCCTGATCTACGTCGGAAACGGGATGATCGTTCAGGCGATGCCTGGCGGCGCTGAGCTCATCTCGCTGGAGGAGGCGAGCGAGCCGGTCATCTGGTCATCGGGCCTGATCCCGCTGACCGACTCACAGCGTGACGCCATGGTGCTAGAGGCCGTTGCCCTCGTCGGCACCCCGTACAGCTACCTGGATTACGTCTCTCTGGGCCTGGCGCACTTCCGCGTACGCCCCGCGTGGGTGACCGACTTCATCGCAGACAGCGGGCATCTGATCTGCAGCCAGCTCGTCGACGAGGTCTATCTCCGTGCCAGCGTGCAGCTCTTCGACGACGGCCGACTTCCTGGCGACGTCACGCCCGGGGACCTCTACAAGCTTCTGCGTCCGCAGCGCGTGACATCGACGGACCGACAGATGTGGAGGCTGGCGAATGGCTGACGACGTCGACGAGTACAACCGCGACGAGCGCATCGAGGCGATGTACCAGGGGTGGGGTGCGCGCGAGATGGCGGAGCGCATTGTCCAGTTGGAGGACGAGCTAGGCGCGGACGTTGACGGCATCTGCACTGGCATGCACGCCGACGTTGCGGAGGCACACGCGGAGATTGAGCGGCTGACGCGGGCCCTGCGCCTGTCCGAAGCGAAGGTGGGCGGCGCGGCTCTCTATGTGGACCAGGTGAACGCCAAGGTGGCCATGCTGGAGAACGTCGTCGTGGCATACGACGGTATCCACGAGGAGCGCGACCGCTACCGCCTGGCGTGGCTTTCCGCTCGCCGGCGTGCGGTCGTGGAGTCCAATCACGGCGACGAGGCCATGGACTACATGCGTGGCCAGGCAGCGCAGTTGACCGCCCAGCGCGACCGACTCCGCGCGTTCGCCGACGAGGTGGCGCACGTTCGCGGATGGTGCATGGACGCTGCGACGGCTGGGGACTTGATGGCCTCCCACCTTCGCCCCGTCTACGAGGCCCTGTACGAGCTGGAGAAGGCGACCCGAGAAGGGCGCCCGTTCGTTCCGCGACCGGAGCGACGCACTCCGCAAGTCGACTAGCGGAGCTGAATCCGCGCGTCACATCGAGTGCCAGCCCCCACATAACTAAGTCAACGGGGGAGGACGAGCCCTCAGTTACAGCTACTCACACTTACGAGAGGCACTCATAGATGGCGAACAACGTGAAGCGTATTTGGGACACGGACCCCGACAGCAAGCCGCGCGAGCGGCAGTTCAGCTCTGACATCGTCGGCCGTTTCCGATCCGGGCGCCTCGTCGGCAAGCAGCCGGAAGCACTCTCCGAGTGGCGCGTCACGACCGGTGATCCGACCGTCGCCGCAGAGGTCGCGCGGCTCATGGGCGGGGAGTCGGAGGAGTGGGACACCGACAAGGAAGACAACTTGGAGATCCTGACCGACTCCGCGTCGGTTGAGATCATCATCGAGTCGTCGGACAAGATCGACGCCTCCATGAAGCTCTTCGGGAACAACGGCCTCGTCCACCACTGCGACGGCGTCGAATTCCTCTCCCCGGATGAGGACAAGGGCGTCGGCTGCGGTTGCCCGCCACTGCTGACCGACCGTAAGGACAAGGCACGTTCCGGCAGGGGCCCGAAGCCCTCCATCGACGTTCAGTTCAAGTTGGCGAACGCGCTGGAGCTGGGCGTCTTCCGTTTCAACAGCGGCTCGTGGGAGCTCGTCAAGGTCTTGCACACCGTCCTCCGTGACGTCGACGAGTACGACGGTCCAGTCCGCGCAACACTCGCGATCGAAAACGTCAGCTACACGACGAAGGCCGGTCGAGACGTGTCGTACAACAAGCCCGTCATCACGGTGCTTGGCGCGGCTGAGATTGCCCAGCCGGCCGACCTGGCGGCTGCTGCGTAGCAGCCATACATGCGCCCTCCTCTCCCGACCTGAATTCGGGGGAGGAGGGCGTACTCACGAGCATACGCACACAGGAGGGGGCGGCTCTTGCCGATCCTTGAACTCTGCGCCGGATACGGCGGACTTGGAGTTGCGGTCGAAGCCCTGATTGGCGACAAAGTCACTGTCGTCGCAGAAGTTCACGGGGCGGCGTGCAAAGTCATGAGCTATCGGTTCCCGGACGCTCCGAACATCGGAGACATCCGGTACCAGTCGTGGACGCCCCTTGTCGGCGAAGTCGACACCATCACGGCGGGGTTCCCTTGCCAGGACATCTCAAATGCCGGTAAGCGGGAGGGAATCAAGGGTGACCGGTCAAGCGTCTGGTTCAACGTCGCCGAAGCAATACGGATCATTCGACCGCGATACGCGTTCCTGGAGAACGTCAGCGCACTCCGTAATCGGGGACAAGACGAAGTCCTCGCATCGCTTCACGAGATCGGGTATGACGCGACATGGACGTCTCTTCGAGCTAGTGAGGTCGGCGCCCCACACCATCGGGACAGGTGGTTTTGCGTGGCCACACCTTCCGTCCCCGACGGTCTCTGACGCCACACGCGGGCCCGACTTCGCGAAGCGTGCACGGGATGGTTCCGGAGGCGATGACCTCGTGACGGCTGTCGCCCGTCTCTTTCCGCGGGAGAAGGCAGAGCAGCTCTTCAAGACCCCGACGGCGAACCTGGCAACCAACGGATCGGCGCAGCACCCTGACAAGCGAAAGCAGGGTGGTCACGGTCCGACGCTGGAGGATGAGGTCGTCTTCCTCCTAAACGTCGACCCTGACGCAGAACCGGTTGACGGTCCCCATTCGCCGCCTGAGTGGTGGGGTCCGTTCGCAAAAGCCGTTCACCGCTGGGAAGTTCTGATGGGTACAGCGGCGCCAGTCCCCATCATGTTTGGTCCTCGTGGAGGCGTGAAGCTGGCGCCCAAATTCGCGGAATGGCTCATGGGCCTTCCGGACGGATGGGTGACGGACGTTCCGGAGCTCACCCGCGAAGAGCAGATAGGCCGAATCGGAAACGGCGTAGTGCCCATGCAGTCCTACTACGCGTTCCGCTGGTGCCTGGCACAGAAGGAATTCACGGAGGAGAGCACATGAGCAAAACCCGACTGACGGATTTCACCGGCGCGGAAATCCGCGCGGGGAAGGTCGTTGCCTACGCCACCCGCCGCGGGAACCGCGTCAGGCAGACGGAGGCCATCGTCCTGGAGACCATGAGCGACAAGAGAGCTGGCCGCATCATTCCGCGGCTGAAGGTGCAGCCGACGGGACGTGACTCCGGCTTCAGCGCGCGGTCGACGCTCGTCCCGCAGTACGTCAGCGCGGAGCACGTGGTCGTCCTGGGCGACGCCCCCGCAGTCTGACAGACCAACGCAGTTTCAGCCCCCGCACTTCGACGATGCGGGGGCTTTCGCATGGCACTTACGGAGGAGAGACCGTGACGGATTTCAAGGTTGGCGACAAGGCGAAGCACAGCACCCGAGGGAACATGGAGATCACCTACGGACCGTTCGGCGGCAACAAGTACGTGGCACGCGACGAGTCGGGCGCGGAGGCGTATGTCACGGCGACCCTCTTGTCCGCGCGCCCCGCCTTCACCGCTGGCGACAAGGCGAAGATGCACGGTGAGTCGGACCCCGTGGAGGTGCTCGCCGGCCCGTACAGGAACCGGTACATCATTTGGTACGTCGTCCGTGCGGAGGTGGGGGAGACGACTGCGGCGGAGGGCAACCTCACCGTGATTCCGGTTGACGCGATCAAGGTCGGGGACCGGGTCCGTGTGCTGGTGGACCGGGCGAACAATGCGTCTGTCAGCAAGGGCGACATCTTCACCGTTCGGCGCCTCGTGGGAGGTGGGCTCCACACTGACGGCCGCGCGTACGGTACGTGGTTCTTCACGCTGGCCAACGTGGAGAAGGTCACGGACGCCAACGCTCATACCCTCAGTGGCGTGGACTACGACCTGACCGCGCAGTACCGGGACAGGGACGGCGACGCCTGGCGCTTCAAGGACGTTGACGGCGAAGTGCGTGGGGAGATGCACGGCTACACGATCTGCGACGACAGTCACACCCTGGCTTACGTTGCTCGTACCTACGGCCCCCTGACCAAGATCTGACGTACCACCCAGCCCCCTGCGCCCACGTGGCCAGGGGGCTGAGTGCGTGAAAGCACTGCAGTCGAGTCGAGGAGAGAGCATGGCATCGGCACAGTACGAGACGATCACGCGCACGGTCGAGGAGACGAGCGTTCTCCTCCGGCTGACGGAGGACGAGGCGAACGAGCTGCGGATGGTTGTCGGGAAGACGATCAGTACGCCGACGTTGACCAGTGTCTACCGCGCGTTGGCCACGCCCAACGCTTCGGAGCCTGCCGACGAAGCCACCGACACCTTCGAGTACGCGGGTGTGACGTACGAGCTGGGCGCACTGTACGAGGATGTCGAGAACGACCGCTTCGAGTTTGGGGGTGGCCTGGCGTCCAACGGCTCCCCGCGTGGGCGGCTGGTAGGACGGGGCGGGGATCGTGGCAACTGGAATTGGTCTCTGGCGGAGGTTGCCCACAACTACGGTCCGTTGACGAAGGTCGCTGAGTGAGCGGCGCCATGCACGTCATCGACGCCGCCAACGCTCCCGCGCTGGGAGATCTTCGGTTTGCCGGCCCTGACGATCTGATCTACATCCACCACGCAGCGACAGCGCGGAAGGACTTCCCGCGCTACTGGGAGGCCATCGGCTGCGCACTCGTCCGTGGGGCGTTCGTGCACGTGATCAACAGTGAGGAGCGCTGATGGCGCGACATGCAGGTGACAGCGCGGAGGTCTTCCGCGCCGTGCTGGAGTACGAGGTCCCAACGCGCAATCCGGAGTGGCGACGGGACACCCCTGACATCCCGGAGTACCTGGACGAGTGGCGTACGCAGCGCACCTTCCGCGGACCGTACGAAACGGCTGGGGCCGCGCGCGGACAGTTCAGACGTCAGCGGGAGGGCGCTCTTTGGGGCACGAATCGCAAGGTGCGTCAGTACGTGGAGCGCGCGGCGACTGAGTGGGCGGAGATCCAGTGAAGGACGCATTCGGGGTTGTCATCGAGGCGGGGGACTACGTCCTGTGCTCAGCGACGTCGACCGGTTCCATGCGGACGGGCGTCGTCTACATGGTCGGCACCACTCCGCGGCTCCTCGTCGCGTGGTCCAACTACCGCACGACGATGCGCCGCGTGGAACTGGGCTCGAACGTGGTCGTGCTGAAGAAGGCGGACGGGGCGGCGCTCCTGCACCTGTGGCCGGAGGTGGCGGCTGTATGAGGGCGTACCGCAAGACGTCGACGCGGCATCGCTTCTGTCTGTATCTGACGGAGGACGAGGCGGCGCGCTTCTTGGAGGAGCAGACGTGCGTCGACCTGGAGCGACTGGCAACGGTGGCGCAGGTAAACCGGTCGCTCAGTCGTGTCTTCGACAAGTGGGAAGAGGAGCGCTGATGGCAGAGCGTCAGTTCATCGACTGTGACGGCGACACGTGGACGGAGTTCGAGCCGGGCACGGTGCGACTCACGGCGAGAGCGAATGGCAACTTCCTCTTCCTGGGGACCGAGGACAGCACCGAGGACGTGAGAGATATGCACGGCCCTCTGACTGAGGTCCCCTCTGACGTTGGCCTGGACCCCGACCGGCTGGACCGTGCTCTCCGCTTGTACGTCGCGGACCTGGACTACGACATCCACAAGGGCATCGAGTGCGGGGAGGACGACGGAGTGGACCACTATCCGGAGCACGTCGCCACGTTCCTGCAGTGCTGGGAGGAGGCGGCGGCAGTCGCACGGGAGGGGCTGGCGAGTGTCCAATCCGAGTAAGGCCAAAGGCACAGCGTGGGAGTCGCTGATCGTCGACTTCCTCCGCTCGCACCACAACCCCGACGCACACCGCAACGTGCAGATGGGCGCGAAGGACATCGGCGACATCGACGGCTACTACCTGCACGCCCTGGAGGCGAAGGCAGAGAAGACGATCACTCTCGCCGACTACATCGCGCAGGCGAACCGTGAAGCCATCAACGCCGGCAAGCCGTTCGGCTGCGCCGTGGTGAAGCGGCGTATGAAGGGCGTCGGAGACGGCTACGTCGTGCGCGATGTGGCGACGGACGTGCGACTGCTGAACCGGATGCGGGACATGGAGGCAGCACTCCAGGCGGCTGCGCCGGCCGCGTACGCACTGATCGACACATCGACGAGGGAGACAGCGTGAAGCAACGCATCGAGTTCACGGGGTTCGTCGACGTCTACCGTGACGAGCCGCTGACAGAGGAGGACGCCGAAGGGTGGGTTGAAACGGCGCTCCTGCGCGGCGACAAGCACGCCAGCTTCTACGTCTCCACCGTGAAGAGCGTGACGTCCTTCGCTCCCGTCGGAGACGACGAGTAGCACGAGCCACACGCGCACGACCTAGCCCCCGGTGACTTCGGTCCCGGGGGCTTTCGGCGTAGCGAGACCGACAAGAGGGGCGGACAGGTGGCAAGTCGGTTTGACCCGTACGACGACGAGCTTTGGAACTGCTGGTGCCGGGTGTGCATGGGCCTGGCGCGCGCCCATGCGAGTCACATCCCCAGTGCGTTGGACGCCGCCTCTGAGGTGCTGTTCAAGGCGCTGGAGGCCGGAGAACACACCCACTGTGGACCGCGCGTGTCCCTGACGAAGTGGGAGCCACTGAAGTACCGAGACGACGGATGGCAGATGCGGGAGGGGACCGGCATTGGGATGACTCTCGGTGGTGTGACTGGCAGCGGTAGGCGACGCGAGCGAGGGGAGACGCAGTGCGACTGACTGAATTTCTTGGGCGCCTGAACGGGGTGGAGGAGGACCACGACGGATACCTAGCGCTGTGCCCAGCGCACGCGGACCGCGAACACCCGTCGCTGAAGCTGACGCTGAAGGAGGACGGGAAGCTCCTCATGGTCTGCCGTTCTGGCTGCGACCGTGCGGAGATCCTGGCGAAGCTCGACCTGACGACGAGCGACCTCTTCGACGTCGACGGCCAGGGCGTGAAGACGATCAGTGCGCAGGCACCCGAGACGATCGGTCCCGGAGAAATCGCGGGATTGCGGATGTTCGTCGACGAGACGTCGGCCGCACTGTCCTCGTCGACGGAAGCCGTCGACTACCTGGCCGACCGCTTCGGTCTGTCCGTCGACATGGCGGCAGACCTGGAGGTCGGCTACGCGGCTCTGGGCGACCGGCCGCAGGCGTGGTTGACGCGAGGCTTCACCCGCTACCCGCGCATTACGGTCCCGCTCGTCGGCTTCGATGGTGTGGTCCGCGGTATGCAGGGTCGCGACCTCTCCGGCAAGTGCCCCGCGCGGTGGACGTCGCTCTTCAACGCTGGCGGCAAAACGTGGGCGAAGTACGGGCTCCTCACCGCTGGCACGGGATACGACACGGTTCTGATCACGGAGGGACCAGGCGACGGCCTGACATCGGTCGGTGTCGGCTACGACGCTCTGATCATCCGGGGCGCTGGCCTGGCGAACAACGCCGCCATGGTGGCGGAGATCGTCGCCGGGCTTCGTGGTCGTGACGTTGTCCTGGCCTTCGACCCGGATACGGCGGGGGACCGCGGGACGAATGCACTCCTGGCGGCCTTCATCGCTGACGGCCAGACCGTGCGTCGGCTCCAGTTCCCGAACGTCAAAGAGGATCTGACCGACTGGCGGGAGCGGACCCCGGACACCTTCGCCACGGAGCTGCACCGTGCGGTGCGTGTGGCGGAGGTTGTGGTCCTGGAGGCTCCGGCGCCCGCTCCCGAACGCTCGTCGACGTCGACGGACACTCGCGCTGGCGATGCACTGGCGGAGATGAGCGCGACCGCGCGGGGGATCTTCAACGCAACGGACGTCGGTATTGCCGTGATGCTGCGGGACTTCATGGCCCGCGGTGGCGGGGGAGTGCGCTACGCCCGCGGACTGGGCTATCTCGTGTGGGACGGCACCATCTGGGTCTCCGGTGACGCGAAGGTGCGGGAGGCGCTTCACCTCATGGGCGCGGAGCTGATCGCGTCCGGTGACGATGACATGCGGCGGCTGGCGCTGAAGGCGCTGACCAACCGCAGCATCGAGGCCGTGATCAAAGAACTTCCCTCCGTGCCTGGAGTCCCAGCGGCTGCAGCCGACTTCGATGCGGACGCGGAGCTCCTGAGCGTGGCGAACGGGACCGTGAACCTACGCACAGGGGAGCTCCACGCCCACACGCCAGCCGACATGATCACTAAGCGTCTGGACGTGGCCTACAACCCCGACGCCATGGCGCCGCGATGGGCGCGCTTCCTGGGTGAGGTGTTTCCCAACCACCCGGAGATGCCCGCATTCATGCGACGGCTCGTCGGCTACGGGATCAGTGGCAGCACGGCCGAACAGTGCTTCGTCTTCATGCACGGCCAGGGTGCAAACGGGAAGTCGGTCCTTCTGGACGCACTCCTCTACGTCCTGAAGGGCGTTACGAAGAGCACCGAATTCTCTACCTTCGAGCAGCGCGTGAACGTCGGGCAGGCGTCGCCCGAACTGGCCGCTCTTCGCGGCGCGCGGTTGGTGACGGCGAGCGAGACGGAGAAGTACAGCCGCCTGGCGGAAGCGCTCGTCAAGCAACTGACAGGCGGCGACCCGGTGACATGCCGTGCCTTGTACGGGGCGCCGTTCACCTACGTGCCGAACTTCCTCCTCATGGTCGCAGGCAATTACAAGCCCGCGATTCTGTCGCAGGATCTTGGCGTCTGGCGACGTGTGAAGCTCGTCCCCTTCGAGGCGACTTTCCGCGGAGCGAAGGCGGACAAGACGCTCCCCGCCAAGCTTCGCGACGAGGCAGAGGGCATTCTCGCGTGGGCCGTCGCCGGCGCACAGGAGTGGTACGCCGACGGACTGGGCGAACCTGCGTCGGTCGCCACGGCCACGCAGGACTACCGCGAATCCGAAGACCGGCTAGCGGAGTTCATCGCCGCACGGCTCGTCCAGGAGCCTGACGCGCGGGTAGCGCCCATGGCTGTCCGACGCGCGTACGCGGAATGGGCGGAGGACGCGGGTCTCTCCCGGAAGGAAGTGCTATCCGGCTGGGCGCTGGGCGTCGAGCTGGAGAGCCGTGGGTTCACGAAGCGCCAGTTTCGCAGTCGCTGGGGATTCGACGGCATCCGCCTTGCGACAGATGCCGAGCAGCAGACCGCAAGTCGACTTGCGGAAGACGAGCCAGCTGCGGAACCGGCATCCGACGGGCCGCAGGACATCTTCGGGCAGTCACGAGAGGAGGCAACAGCGTGAAGCACTTCCCCTACCGCATCGCGGGCGAAGAGACGATGACCCGCGTCCCGGAGACGTCGGCTGACCTCCGTGAGTTCCACGCGTTCGTAGAGCGTCAGGCAGCACATGGTCTGATGACCGGAGCGGACACAGAAACCACGGGGCTGGACACCTTCAGTCCGACCTACGGTCTCCGCACGGTGCAGTTCGGGGACGCGCGGGAGGCATGGGTCCTGCAGACGGAGAGCCGTCCGGAGACGCAGGACGCTGCGCGCCGTGCACTGCTGGAGCTCCCGCGGCTGACGTTCCACAACGCCCCCTTCGATCTCTTGGTGTTGGACCGCCACCTCCGGGTCCCGCTGGCGACGCTGGCCCCGAAGGTGACGGACACGAAGGTTATCGCTCACTTGTTCGATCCGCGACCCCGACACGAGGGCGGATACGGACTGAAGCTGAAGGAGCTCAGCGCAAAGGACGTGGACCCGAACGCCCCCGACACACAGGAAGACCTCACGAAGGTCTTCCATTCCATCGGGGAGACGAAGGCGACCGGGTGGCGCGCCATCGACATCAACCACCCGACCTACCTGCAGTATGCGGGCCTGGACGCGATCCTCGTATCGCGACTCCTTCCCGTGGCGCTGAAGCGGCTAAAGGACGCGGGTATCCCGCAACGCCTGATCGACTTCGAGCACCGCGTGATGCTCGTGTGCGCCAAGATGGAGCGCCGCGGGATGCTCGTCGACCACGAATACGTCCGTGACCTCGTCGGCCGGCTGGGGGAGGAGGCGACCCTCCACGCGGACCGGGCGGCGAAGTACGGCGTGGCGTCGGTCAACAGTCCGGCGCAGGTGTCGACCGCTCTCGTGGGCATGGGCGAGACGCTAACGGAGACCACTGACAGTGGGGCTCTGAAGGTGGACAAGTCGGTTCTCTTGGACCTGGCCGACCGTGACGAGCAGTGGCAATCGCGCGGTACGCGTACGCCAAATCCGCTGGCGGACGCAGTGCTTCACTCGAAGCGCGCGGGCAAGTGGCGGACGTCCTATGGCGTGGCCATGCGCGACGGCGTGGACGTCAACGGGCGCATTCACCCGAAGATCAATTCACTGCAGGCTCGTACCGCGCGCATGTCGATCTCCGGCCCTCCGCTGCAGCAACTTCCATCAGGGGACTGGACGATCCGGCGCGCGCTGCTTCCCGATCCGGGAATGCGGATCTTCTCCGTGGACTACTCCGCGGTGGAGATGCGCGTCTTGGCGGCGCTGGCGGACGAGGGTGTCATGAAGCGCGCCATCGCGGAGGGGCGCGACCTCCACGGCTTCACGGCGGAGCTGATCTACGGCCCGAACTTCACGAAGTTTCACAGGAAATTGTGCAAGGGCGTCGGCTTCGGCAAGGTCTACGGAGGCGGCGCGCGGACGCTGTCCCGCCAGACTGGCGCCCCACTTCCCGACGTCCAGAAGGCCATCTCTGCGTACGACCGCACCTATCGCGGGATCAAGCGCTACAGCAACAAGCTGCAGCGTGAGGCGCGCTCGGATGGCTACATCGTGTGGACGCCCGTTGGACGCCGGCTACCACTCGACCGGGACAGGGTCTACGCCGCAACAAATTATGCGGTCCAAAGCACCGCGCGCGACGTCCTGTGTCAGGCGCTCGTCGACATGGACGAGAAGGGGCTAACGGACTACCTTCTCCTGCCCATCCATGACGAGGCGTTGGGGTGCGCTCCTGACGACATCGTGGCGGACGTGGCGCGGGAGGTTGGCGTGGCGATGTCGATGGACTTCTTCGGCGTCCCGCTGGACACGGACCCTGACGTCGGCGGACGAAGCTGGGGGTCCCTCTACATGAAGAAGGCGGCGACCATGATCGAAAATGACCCCTGGTATGCCGCACACCCGGATGAAGCCGCAGCCGCGGAGCTGGCGCGGGCATGATCCAAGCCCGCACGAGTCCGCCAACTGTACGCAGGGTGACCGTCGTTGGCCGATTGGCGCCACCCGCTCGAAATCTCGTTAGTCGGCATGGTTCGCGCCCCATGTTCCCCATGCGCCCGCTCCGTGTGCCCGCTCCCCCTTACGGTCCGTCACTTTTTGAGGTCTGGCGTCGGTGGGAGGAGCTCGAATGGTGGTCGTGTGCCTACTGTGACGCGGCATTTGGCGAAAAGGTTGTAGCGGAGGTTGACCACATTCGGCCGCTCGCGAGTGGCGGCCTTCACAACTGGGAGAACCTGGCTCCGAGTTGTCGAGACTGCAACCGATCGAAGTGTGACCTGGACATGGCGGACTGGCTAGCCGTCAGTGCAGGCCAGACGGATACGGAATGCGATCTTCTCGTTACGCAGAGAGATCACTGACCCTACATCGTGGCTTCACAGGTTCTACATATGTCACGGTTCAGTAACAGCCGCTTTCGTAAGCGGACTTGTGCCGACCGACATAACCCCTGGCGAGGTAGGTCGGCCGACATAAGTAGGACTAACTGGGAACGCTCCCATGATGGACATATCTGCCCAACACGGCCATAGGTGACGCCACTTATCGGCCGTTCGATGATTGCCCGTGGAGACCATGTGACTTACAGTTCCGAGCACGCCGCAGATGGCTGGCATATGACACAGCTCCTGGACACGTTGAACGCCGATGTGGACGAGCTCCGTCGGATGTTGATCGTCTACGACGACGCAGTGACCATGCCGGGGCGACTACCCGATGTGGACGCGGACGGTGGAGGCCGGCAGGCGACGCACGGCCCATCTCGCCCGACAGAGCGCACGGCCCTGGACCCTGCCCGGGTGGCTCTGATCGCAGAACTCAAGATGGGCGCTCAGTACCTGGCAGCAGCGATTGCCTACGTGCGCGGCGTCACCGCATCAATGGACCGGTCCCTCTCCCTTTGGGAGGGGGAGGCTTAGGTCCGTGCCCTGGGGGGTGCAGTGATCATTCTGACTGGGCCGCAAGTGACGAGCGAGCAGCGTCACGACCTGGCGTCGCTGGCCAAAGAGCTGGACGCCGTACTGATCGACGATGACGTGACCTGGGCGTCGGTCACGGAGTTTTACGTACTCCCCGGATGGGATACGTGCCCGTCGGCGCTCGCCGATGTGGGCATCGCAGCCGCCTTCGGCCTGCGCTGCGAACTGATCTCTAGCTGACCTCCGCTAGTCGACTAGCGGACCTCCAGAGCCCCCGTTCCGCCACGGGACGGGGGCTCTGTCATTCCCAACACCCCTGCCACGGCACCCCCTTGCCACGCGTGTGCCTCATGGAGTGACCCGGGTCACAAAAGTCCCGCGTCACATCGACCGGTCACCCCCACATAACCAAGTCACACCAAAGAACACGAGGAGACGCCATGAGCCGCACGCAGGTCACGGACGAGATGATCCACGCCGCACAGTCGGGCGACTCTGACGCCATGTGGGACATCGTCTGTGCGTACGAGGGCGTCATCCGCCACGCAGTCCGCTCCGTCGCCCCCAGTGCCAACGAGGAGCAGGCGGAGGACCTCCTCCAGGAGGCACGCGCGGTGCTGCTGGAGCACATCCGCGACTACAACACGGCCGCCAGCTCCGCCACGCTCGCCACCTACGCACACCAGGCCATCCGGCGCGCTATTGCGGCTCAGTGGGTGTGCACGTCGACGGCGCTGACGGTGGAGTCGTCGGCCGCGCTCCGTGTACGCCGCGCGCTCTGGGACACGCAGGGCGACTTGGAGGGCGCATGGATGATTGTCGGGTCTGACGAGGACCCGCGGCGCCGTATGAGCCGTGAACTGTTCATCGCGACCGTGGAGGCCCTGGCCGACACGGAGTCGCTGGAGGCGGCCATCTCGCATGGCGAAGGTGCCACGACCACGCTCGCTGAGATCCTCCCCGACACGACGGCGGACTTCACCCGCCCGACGGAGCAAATCGACCTGGCCCGCTACCTTCTGCGCCAGATTCCGCCACGTCAGTCGTACGCGCTGCGTGCGTTCTACGGAATCGCCATGACGCCGACCCCGGACAACGAGGTGGCGGCGGACATGGGGGTGAAGCTGGCGGCGCTCCGCAAGCTGCGCAGCAATGGACTCAAGTCCGCCCGGACCGTGGCCACATCACACGACCTGGCTGCATGAGGCGTTCGCAGACCTACTGAAAAGAGCCCACCATGTCCCGACTTCCCTCCCTCGACGACTACGACGTCCAGGGCGTGCGCCCGACCGAAGCGGCCATGTGGCCGGACGAGGTCCGCTACGCCGTGGAGGCCCTGGAGGACGCCGACCCGTTGGCCGGCTTCACCTTCGACGACTGACCTCCGCTAGTCGACTAGCGGAGATACCCACCACAAGAGGAGAGAACGTGAACGAGTACGTAGCCAAGTGCAACAGCGGCCTGAGGGACACCATCACCGCACGACGCGACGGCGAGAGCGTGGAGTTGAAGGCGCGTAGCGGCGGTCAGTACAAGATGGAGGCGTTCCTTACCCCGCTCAAGACGCGGGAGTTCGCGCGTGGACTCCTGAAGCTGGCGGACGAGATCGACGGCGGGGAGGTCGCGGAGTCGGCGGACGTCACCTCGGACGAGCCCGTCAAGGTGGGGGACCGCATCCGGATCCTCGTCGACAGTGCAGACGGCGCAAGCGTCAAGCGCGGTGACGAGTTCACCGTCACCAACGTGGATAGCTACGGCGGCCGGACTGAGGTCGCGGTGGAGCGAGCGGGCAGTTTCGGGACCCCTCGTCACTGGTACTTCGGACCGACCAGCTGGGAGAAGGTCGAGGCGCCGACCGTCGCAGCCGTCGACGAGACCCCCATTGCCTCACCGCGTGCGGCGTTCTTGGACGAGGCCCATCGGCTCGTCGGCTCCGGGGACGTCGGCGACCTCCTGGACGTCGCCAAGTTCCTTGCGGGAGACAACGCATGAGTGAGGTCAACGTGGGCGACCGCGTAGAGATCGTGGTGTACCGCTCGTACGACGGAGAGTTCAACGGGAGGATTGGCGTCGTTACCGACGTCGACGACCTTGACGACGGAATCCCCTTCCGTGTGAGGCTCGATGACACGGACGACGAGCGAGTGTGGGCGGCTGAGGTGCGCCTCGTCACCCCTGCCTCAACGGCAGACCGCGAAGCGCTCGTGACACGCGCCCGCGCCCTTCTGGCCGGCACCGACCACACGGGCGCGGACGTCGTCGCCATGGCGGCGTTCCTGGCTGGCGAGTAGGCACCCAACTTTCCCTGAGGCTCCGCTAGTCGACTAGCGGAGCTTCAGGGGTTGTGTCGTCCGACATAACTGTGTCATTGTGGAGTCACGCCAGGGACTCACGGAGAGTCTGGCAGGGGAGGACGAGATGAGCCCGGAAATGACGCAGGCGATAAGCCTCATTCAGTCGCTGAAGAACGGCGAAAAAGTGCGAGTTACTCGCGACGGCCGCACCTACGAAATGACCGTTGTCGGCTCGCCGAATCGGTGCGACGGAGCGTTCGGCCCGTTGGAGTCCATCGGCGTCACGGTGACGCTGGGCCCGGGACGTTACTCCACTCGCGTTGCGGCGGAGCACCTTGTCCGTACTCAGCTAGGCCGTGGATTCGTCGGTGGGGGTACGGAGCTGGAGCGCGTTGCGGCATAGCCGAAACGCCCTCCGGGGCGTCGTCCGGGATTGGTCTACCGGGCCTGACGAGGCAGACCGCAGGGGAGGGGCACCGTGAACAACGACTTCCGGGAAACCATGATCCGCGTCCACGGCGTGGAGCGCACCATTCGCACAGAGCGAGTCGGCTCCGTGAAGCAGCTGGAGGCGGCGCACACGAAGGCCGTGAAGGCCGCGCTCGTCGACATGGACCGCACGGAGGCGGAGCGGCGTAACGCCGACGAGCTGGCGACGCTGCGCCGCAAGAAGTGGGCGGACGCCGAGGGCCTTCCTGGCTCCGGTCAGCGGTCGCGAGACAACGCCCTCGTTCAGGCGCGGACGCGCCACATGCAGCGCAAGCCGCTGAAGTTCCACGGCGCCACATCCGCCTACGTAGACGCGCGCAGGGGCTGGCCGAAGGTGACGTACGCGACTGCAGTCCCTGACTACTTCGTGGAGGTCGCTCCGGGGGAGTACGCCACTGCGGAGGCTGCGGAGTCCATGGGCGCAGCGGAGCACGTGGACGAGGTAATCCCGGGGCTGTCGCCGGCCCGCTATGGGAGAGGCTGGATTCTCCGGCACCTGCCGTCGGTGACCGATGAGAAGCCGGACACTCACCTTGGCCCCGTTTTCAAGTCGCGGAAGCGCGCGCGGGAGGTGGCGCTCACTGAGCTTGCACGCTTCGACTTCACGCGCTCTCAAGAGGAGATCATCGCCGACGAGGAGACGGCCGCAGTCGTCAAGTTCGTGAAGCTGCGGGAGTTCGTCGCAGCGTCGAAGCGCAACGCGTGGGCGGAGGGCGACCTCAGAGAGGCGGAAGCTGCAGTCTCCACCCTGGCGCTCGTCGACGCCGCGTAGCCGACCTCCGCAAGTCGACTTGCGGAACTCTGCCGCCACCTCTTGTGTCGGCCGACACAACCATGCGACTATCAAGTCACGCCAAGGACTCACGGAGGGTCCGGCGGGGGAGGTCACCATGAACGACATGCAGCGGGAGTTCAACTACCAGACCTACGCCCGTTGGGCCGTCGGGCCCTTGATGACGCGGAGTCAGTGGGAGGCGCGTGAGGACCGGATCGGCGAGCAGTGCCGGACCGGGACTCTCCCGACCAACCCCGCAGAATGGGGCGTCGACATGGACGCCGTCCGCGCCGCAGCTGCCACGCGCACGGAGCCCGTTCCATCGTTCTTCAACATGCCGTGCATTGCCTGTGCCGTTGGCGACGAGGGCACCCGCGCCACCCACACCGTGACGTCGGGGAAGGGCGTGGGTCTCGCCTCCTGTGCGGCACACCTGGACCAGACGAGAGCCGCAGTTCTTCGGGTCAGCACCACAACTCAGATGATCAGCATCCAGAGCCTTTTTGCCGCCAACTAGCCAAAACGCCTTCGGGCGTCCGCGGGGGCTGGCCTACCCGCGCTGATGAGGCAGGCCGTAGGAGGAGACATGGACAGGACCGAGAAGACGCTTCTGGGCCTTGCGGCGACGTGGTTCGTCCCGTTCGCGGCTCTGGGGTTGACCGTGGGCGTCGAGAGCAACACGGATGCGGCAATCACGTTTGGTGCGCCGGTTGCTCTGTGGCTGGCAGCGTTCCTGATTGCGCTTCGGCGGACCCCCTGACCCACCCGCCCCGCATAGGAAAGCCCTCACCCGGTCCCCCCAGGAGCCGGCGGGCGCGCGGTTCGAATCCGCGGCGGGGCACGCAAAGATCAAGTCGCAGGAGGAGAAGGAAGTGGATACCCACGAGGTGGAGCGACTCCGCAAGGCGTACATGGAGATTGTCAACGGCATGGACGCGGACGAGGTGCGCTCTGCGTACTACTTCGGGCGCCTGGAGATCGTCACTCGACAGCTGTTTCAGTTGATCGACCGCGACGCGTAGCAACTCGCCCCGGGACCGTTCAGCGGTACGGCTGTCATAGGCCGCCCGGGGTGCTCCCCGCACTCACTCACTGGAGAAGTCATGCCCAGACCTTCCCGCTTCCTTCTGCGCGCTGCAGCATCCGCCGCAGCCGTTGTCACGGTCTCCGCCTTATCGGTCGTCCTGGCGCAGCCGGCGCACAGTCCTGAGGCGGACGCAGTTCGCCCCATGCCGTTCGTGTCGTTCGTCGGTCCCGTGCAGCCGTACCGCCCGACTCCGCAGCCGCGGACGTCGACGAGTACGACCCGCGGAGGCGCGCGGCCTACGCTGAACGTGGAGAAGCTGGCCACTCCGTCGACGAGGCCGACGAAGCACCAGTTGATCGCCACGCCACCCGCGGACATCCGGATCTCCTTCTACGAAGACTGCACGGGTCACGCGCAGCGCTGCATCGACGCTGGCGCGCTCACCATGTACGCCGGCCGGATCCTGGCCGGGCACAACTTCATGGGCTATCAGTGGCTGTCCAGGGTCCCCGTCGGGCGCACGGTCTATGTCATCTCCGGCCCGCTGGCGGGGACTTACCGCGTGTACGGACACCTGCGAGTCAACCGTCAGGGCGGCGCACTGCCTGGCTTCGGTTCCGCGGACCTCGTCCTTCAGACCTGTGAAGGAAGCGGGACAGGGTTCTCCCTCCTGCGGTTGATCAAGTAGCGCAAGTCGTCGACGGAGGAGGAGCGATGCCCGCAGAGATCACACAGGATGTCACCGTGGGGGCCCGTGACATCCGCGCCGGCGACGTCTTCGAGCGTCACGGCAAGTTGCGGACGGCGACCGGAGCGGCGGGCATTGGCCCGTGGAGGAGCGCGCTCGTGCCCGTTGCCGGGGGAGCGGTCTACTTCCCCGCAGACGCCCACATCGTCGTCAGCCGACGTGTGCGGAGGATCCCATGCGTTACCGCGTGACGCTGGAGTGCGGCGCCTCCGGGCTCGTCGACGACGTCCGATACCGCCACCTCCTCCGCCAGGCCGTGACGTGCGGGTACGGGCGAACGAGGGTCCGTGGCGGCTACGTGCTGACGCTGCCGGCGGGGGCGTTGGTCGCGCTGATCGCGGAGGAGCTCCGCTAGTCGACTAGCGGAAGTTCGCCGATGCCTCTTGTGTCGGCCGACACAACATGCCATAGTCGAGATATCGCAAGGGACTAGCGGAGGAGTGGACATGATCACCGAAGGCAAGTACGAGTCGTCCATCGCCTACCGGGACCGCGTTGATCACGCCATCCGCATTGAGACCTTCCGTGAGTTCGACACCCCGGAAGAGGCGTACAAGGTTGCTGACGCCGCCCTGCGCGCTCACGGATACGCGGACCGGATCCACGTCTCCCGCGGCAAGCGCGACGGCTTCACCGGCGCCGTCTACCCCGTTTTCGTCGGAGAGTGGGACTTCAACCGCGAGACGATGACGGTCGTGGCGTCCCTCGTCGACGACGACATCGCCGACCTCCCCGCCCTGGTGGCGGTGGCGGCTTCCGTCGATTCGCAGTTCCCCGTCATCGCGGAGTTCCTGAAGGAGGCCGCTCCGGTCGTCGACGAGACGCCGAAGACCATTGCATCGCTGATCACCGACGTTGAGGCCGTGGGCGGCCACGCCGAGCAGATCGATGATCGCCTGTGGGAGGTGTTCCTCCCCGTAGCCATGGTTGGCGGTCACCGCAGTGACGTGATGATCGGCCGTGTCGGCTTCTACGTGCGAGACGGGAAGAACCACATCGGAAGCAGTATCCACGGGATCCGTCGACGGCTCGCGCAGCACTGCTAACCGCTTGGAGCCCCTGCCGCACAAGCTGGCGGGGGCTCCTCCCAACTGCACGACCACTCACACTGACGAGGAGCCATGAGAACCCACCTTCGCCGGCTGGCGGACCCCATCCTGATTCAGGCGACGCTCGCCGCCGCAATCAGCTTCGCGCACATCCACGACATCGCGGAGGCTGCGGGACAGGGCGGATGGAAGGCATGGGCGTACCCGGTCAGCGTTGACCTTCTGATGGTCATGGCGTGGAAGAGGCTCCGGACGCCTGGCGCTCCGAAGCGCGGTGCGTGGGTGTGGTTTGTGGCGTCGCTCGCTGCATCGCTGAGCGCTAACGTGGCGACGGCCGGAGTGCTGGACATGGAGCACCTTCCCGTGCAGCTCCGCGTCATCGTCGCCGGCTGGCCCGCGCTCGCGTTCCTGGGCGGCGCACTCCTCCTCCACTCGTCGACGGAGGCTGACAAGGAACCGACTGCCCCGGAGTGGGTCCGTGAGGAGCTTGCGCGGCGTGCGCAGGAAGCCGCTGAAGAGCCTGCGGGGGAGTCGGGGACCCAAGTCCCCGCAGAGCCCGTGAAAGAGCCGGAGAAGCCCGTTCTGGTGACGTACGCGGAGGCTGCTGCCGCGCTGAACGTGGCGCCGGAGACGGTCCGCGGTGCGGCGAACAGTAAGCCGCCTCGGCTGATCAAGTACGAGGGGCCGAAGGTCGACCTCCGTCAGGCACGTACCGTCCTCAACAACCGTCGCCCCGTGGGCGTGTGAGGAGATCATGAAGCGCATCACGTGGGACGAGACCCGCTACGGGACGCGTCACGGAACCATCCACCGCAGGCCGCTATTCACGATCTCCCGGACAACGAGGCGCGACGACCCGGCACCGTGGAAGCTGGTGACGACACTCCCCTTCCGCCTGGCGTTGCGAGACTTCAACACCACGGACGACGCGGAGGCGTTCGCGGAGCGGGTGCTCACGGCGTTTGTGGGCGCCATTGGCGCCCAATGGCCGGTAGAGGAGAGCAAGTGACGACCTACAGAGTTAGATGGTTCGACGCAGCCGCGGGGAAGACGAGGGTCACCCCCGTCGCGTTCGACAAGCCAGCCGCTGAAGCACGGGCCGACGCCGCACGCAAGGCGGGTCACGAGTGTGTGGATGTGTTCGAAGTGCACCCGCTGACCGGTGAGCCCCTGAATCCTGGTGCTTGATGGTCATCACCAGTCACAGAAAGCCCCCTGTCTCTCACGAGGCAGGGGGCTTTCTGCGTTGTGGGATTAGACGACGTCCGCCTTCACGGCGTCGACGAAGACCGCCCATGCACTGTCACGGAGGACGAGGGCGGGACCGGTGGGGTTCTTGGAGTCACGGACGGGAACGGCGCCGTGGAGCTGGCCGGCGGCCGTCTCCACGCAGTTGCTCTCACTGCCGCTGAACGAGGACTTCGTCCAGTGGAGGCCCGTCGCAGAGGCGTTGCGGATGTGCGTCATGTGGTGATGTCCTTTTTCAGTCTTGCGATGAGGTCGGCCGACTTGTCGAACGCCAGCGCAGCAGCCCGGAGCCGCTCGAACGCGCTGCCGTAAATCGACACTTCCGCAGGTTCTTCGACGTAGAGGGTGCTTGTCAGGCTCTCCACGATGACGACGTCCAGGTCCGCAGTACCCGGGAAGCCGAGCACGGAGAACGGGCCAAGCATCCCCGGATTGGGGCCTGCGTCAAGTGGAAGAACCTGTATCGAGACGTGCGGAAGTTCGGAGACATCCAATAGGCGTTGAAGCTGATCACGCATCAGGAGCGGTTCAGCGAACGTCGGATGAAGTGCGGCCTCGTGGATCACTGCCCATAGCTCCAGGGGCTCCGGCCGCGTGAGCACTGCCTGACGCTGCACGCGTACCTCGACCAGGGCGTCCACCCTGTCGGCTGGAAGCGTCATGCCGACCGCGCGAATCGAGCTGCGGGCGTAGGCGGCTGTCTGGAGGAGTCCAGGGATGAGGGCGGTCTCGTACGAGCGGAAGTTCTGGGCGTCAGCCTCCAGGCTGATCAAGTCCGCGTAGGCGGGGGAGATGGCTGGGCGGTACGTCTGCCACCAACCGCGCTTGCTGCCCTCCTTGGCAAGGCTATGAAGAGCCGCGCGCTTGCTGACGTCGTCGACCCCGTAGACGTCCAGGAGCGCGTCAAGGTCGGCCAACTTGACGCCCACGGTTGCGTTCTCGATTCGAGACACCTTCACGGCGTTGAGCGGGGTCTTGTCCGCAACGTCGTCGAGCTTCAGGCCCTTTGCTTCGCGCATACGGCGAAGTTCGCCACCGAGCCGACGCTTACGGACTGTTGGGTCGCTCATCATCCCTCCCTTCGCTCCGGTCCAAGTCTGACGCCCTGGAGAGGCAATGACTACAGCTTTCCATAGCGGCTCGTCGAGAGTGGCGCCGAAAACGATAGTTTTCATTTTTGCCCAGTCGGCTTGCGCTACAGGCGAGTTGTTCGTCACACTGAGAACGTCGATCCGCACGGGGAGTGATCAACTATCCCGCTGTGGATGAAAGTTGTCCCGGGCTGCTCACGTGGCACGAGACATTCCGAAGCCAACCGGAGTGGGACGACAGATGAGTGAGGGCAGAAGCCAAGAGCGCGACACGCAGCACCCGTTAGCGGATGACGCGCGCCAGGAGATAAACCAGTCGTACAGGCAGTACCTGGATCACATTCAGTCCTGCGTCACGTGTAGCGAGTCGGGCGTCAACTGCGACGAAGGCAACGCGTTGAAGGATGCACACCGCGCCGCAAAGGACCGGGCGCTGTTGGGGGTGACGTCGTGACGATGACTATCGCCGTCTATGACGTCGACTGGGCAACCGGGGAACAGACGCACCGTCAGAAGCCGTACAGAGTCCCGCCGTTGAAGATCCCTGACGCCTCCTCCGCCTGGCCGGCGTGTGAATGTCCGATCCACCGTAAAACCCAAGAGCCGCCCAAGAGGCGTTGACTCAAATCCCCCGCGGTCCTCCTCTTCAGGGTCGTACTGCGGGCCGGAGGCAGGCGCTCACGGGCAGGGGTGCTCTCAGTCTGCCTCCACTCACACCCCTCACGCGTGCCTGGCCCCCGCTAGTGCGTGAGGACCGGGACAAGCTGCGGTCGTCGGTGCCTCTCGCAGCTTGTCCCACACAGACCCGCGCGGGTGCTCGTCACACAGCCGCTGCGCGGAAGCGGGGCTGACGTGGTGCCGACACCCTGTCAGCCCCGCCACTGACCCGCGCGCCGGGCCCGGTAACCCGGCCCGCGGAGGGGCGGCAGGGACGCGGGGCTCGATATGAGGTCGGCCGACTGCATCTCTGTCCGCTCCACTGACCCTCACCGCCTGCGGTTAGACCCCCGGGCGGTGAGGGTCTTCGCATGTCCGGCTCTAGGAGCCCCCGACGTCCCGTCGGCTGGAGAGCGCCGTTTCCGCCCACGGTGTGAGTCCTTCGACGTAGGCCGTGTCGCTGACGTCAGCGGACTGCAGGATGAGCCATCCGCGGCGTGCGAGGCTGCGAACCTGTTCCCGGACCTCGTCGCCCAGCTCGTCGGCTAGGTCCGCCTCTGTGGGCATGAGGCCGTCACGCAGCACTTCGCGGAGGTGGAGGAGGAGCGCCTCCTCTTCGCCGCTGATGTTGAAGTCCATACGCCGACGCTAGGTCGGGAGACCCCGCGCCGCTTGCTGCAGGTCGGCCAAACGCCGTACGCGTGGGCGTGTGCTTGGTAGCCTATAGGTAGCAACCTAACCGGATCTACTGAACCGGTAACGTAACTACCCATGGAGCTAATTGCCCTGGGGGACAGGGGACACGACATGGTTCGGGCAGTTACCTACGAGCGTCAAAGCCACAAGAGCGAGACGGACAGCAAGGCTTCACCGCAGATGCAGCGCGAAAAGAGCATCGCCTACATCAACTCGCAAGAGAACTGGGTGCACGTCGACGAGAACTACGCGGACGTGGGGCTCTCCGGGTACGACCCTACGGTCTTCCGCCCCGGCTTCGAGCGGCTTATGGAAGATGCGAAGGCAGGCAAGTTCGACGTTGTAGTGATCTACATGCTGAGCCGTCTCACGCGTCAGGGGGCGGCTGAAGCGCTGCGCATTCAACAGGAGTTGGCGAATGTCGGCGTCGCCATCGTGTCGACGCAAGAGCCCTTCATCAACACAAGCGACGACAACCCGTTCGGCGTTGCCTTCTTCGCACTGATCGCGGGTCTCGCGCACCAAGAGAGCAAGAACAAGAGCAAGTTCATCCGCGACGCCTTCGCTGCACTGAGGGCGAAAGGATCCCACTCCTCCGGACCGGTGCCCTTCGGGTTCCAGGTCCACACGGAGCAAGTGGACGATCTGACGATCCGCATTCTCAGTCCAGGAGAGCGGAGCGAACATGGCGTAGGACCGGACGCGCTTCCTGCGGACATCGTCGACTTCATGATCAAAGAAGCGGAGGACGGTACCGCTGCCAACGCCATCGCCAGGCGGCTCACGGACAAGCACGCTCGCACGTCGCTTGCGATGCTCAGTGAGGAGGACGGCAAGCTTCTACGCGAATCAGCACAGAAGCGCCGTAGAACAGAAGAGGGCGACGCGACCGAATACGAGTGGAGCCCCACGGTAGTACTCCGGATCTTGCGAGATCCACGGCTGGCGGGTTTCGCGATTGGCCCAGTGGACCCGAAAACTAAGCGGCGCACGATCCTCCGTGACGAGAACGGGGAGCCTGTACGACCGCACACAGGCTTCGTGGAGCCCCGCCGCTGGTACGCGCTTCAGGCGCTGCTCGACGGCCGGAAGCCCGCGACGCATCGCGACCGGACGGGAGAGCGTACGTTGCTCGGTTCGTGGGGCGTGCTGTGCTGTAGCCGATGCAAGTCAGGCATGACTGTTGCGCGCACGTCGGGAACATACGTCTGCAACCTCAACCGCTCCGTGGGCAAGGAGCCGCGCCACGTGCTGCGCATGATGATGTCGCACGCTGACCGGATCATCGCGGAACGAGTGTGGGCACGTCTGGGTGCGATGGACCCCTCCACACCTGAGGACGCTGAATGGCTGGCTGCGGCGGCTGCGCGGTACGCAGTGCAGGGCAGTGACCCCGAAGCGGCCGAAGAGTTGGCGGAGCAGGAAGCGCAGTTGGAGCACGTTCAGCAGAGCATTAAGGAGCTGACGGAGGATCGTGACGCCTACGTCGGCCCGACGGCACGCAAGGCGTTCCGGGACACGCTTGCCAAGTACGCCGCCCACGAGGAACGTTGCTCAGCGCGCATCGCGGAACTGACTGCGTCAGCCACCACGTCCGCGCGCCTGCCTGTAGACGAGTGGTACGACGCCGGCGACGGGGACCCGTTCGCAAAGGAAGGCGTGTGGTCGCGCTGGGGTGTCGACGAGAAGCGTTCGTTCATCGCCCTCTTTGTCGACAGGGTCTTGGTCTCTTCCGCGGCTGGGAAGAGTGGCCCGCCGGCTGAGCTTGCAGACCAGCGAATCGAAATTGAGTGGGCCGCACTGCCCGACGAGGACGACGAAGAGGTAACGAGTTGATAACAACATGAGGTGGCGACAGGGCGGCTCTGCGGCCTCCTCGTCGCGCCGCTCATCCATCGCACGAGGCCGAAGAGTTCCAGCGAAGCGGAGCGAGACCCCGTCGCGCTGACGCTCCGTGTCAACTTGGGTGTAATTGCTCACCGACTGTGACGGTTGGCCGCAGAATCGCGAACTGACCCCTATTTTTCATAACTCTAGACACGCATTAGAGAGTTATGGAAAAAGGGGGTCAGTTTGCGATTTTGCGCAGAGGGCGCGGAGGAGGTCGACGGCCCCCGCGTCACACGCCCCACATAACTAAGACAGGAGGGAAGAGCGTCGCCGGCGAATGGCGCGGTGTCCTCACCCCCTGACGGCCGACGTCGCTCCCGCAGCCACCCCAACTCTCCTCCGGTAGAGGCGCGGTTGCAGCGACGTCGGCCGACCTAGCACCCCGCGGCCTACGAAATCTGGGTCATGACCTCTGACGCAATGAGCTCCAGGTGGTCCAGGTCGTCAAGATCCAGA